AACTGATTGGAAGCCTTTACGAAATTTCCGATTTCCATTGTAGATGTAAAGGTTGTTCCGGAACCAGTCACCAGAGTTCCGTTCGAAGATATAACGCCGGAGAGGTTCGCAGTAGGAATTAGACCAGGCTCGATTGTCGTTCTTCTTACTGCTGTGTTGGAAGAACCGATAACAGTATCAAAACCATCAATGAAGAAATTCACATTGGCGAACTTAATTATTTTCTTTTTCTTTACTGGGCCAAAGAAGTAACATTTCATAGTAAAATCGAGAGTCCATATTAATGCTCTTCTTGAATCAAAATCTCATCATAAGTATCATCAGAAACGACGGAAAGAAGAACCAACGGAACGTCCATTTTAATATCTAAATTATCAATCAGCTGGACTGTATTAGTCCACTCTGGCGTAAAGAACGGTAGAATTTGTTCCAATATTTGCGTGCCGTCTTCCGCAGACTTTACCATGATACTAAGTTGGAAGTTCACGTCATATGGAACTGGCGCGTACACCAAGTTTCTTTCTGACGGATTAGTGTCCGACTTTATGGTGTATTTTTGCGTTGTTTTCATTTTTCTCTCGCCGGCATAGGTCATCGAAGTCACTTCGAAACCCATTCTTGGCAAAGAAACTGCGGTTGGCTTATTCAGATTGGCATCTGTCTCTACGCGAGCCAACATTTTATCTCTTGGCGAGTAAGAAATAGGAACCTTGATTCTTTTGTCTACAGCGCCCTCGGATGTTTTTCTTGAAACGACGACGTTGTTGAACATCGTGCCAAACACGATGATGTATCTTCTTAGGTGCTCGTGATAAAATTCATTTCCTAGCAAAATTGTTCTCCTTATAAATACTCATGAATTCTATCTGGAGGAACCCATGTCCTATACCTATTTAATCGGTTGGAAGTCTCAACGCCTCTGGTATTATGGCGTTCGCTATGCCAAGAATTGTAAACCAGAGGAACTTTGGAAAACCTACAAGACCAGCTCTATTTATGTGAAACAAGCAGCAGAACAATTTGGGGAACCAGATGTTATCCAAATAAGAAAGACGTTCAAATGTAAAAAGAAAGCCATGCGGTGGGAACAAAAAACAATTAAAAGAATTGGCGCTGTTAAGTCTGAATTCTGGTTAAATAAGACAGATAATATGTCAACGTGGTACTATGATTTTGAACGAAACACGATACCTGGTTCAGTTGCTGGCTCTAGTAAAACTCGCGGTAAGACTTACGAAGAAATTCACGGAGTAGAAAAAGCTGCTAATCTTAAAGCTATTCGTTCTGAGAAAAACAAATCTCGAACAGGAATTTCTTACAAAAAGAGAACACCCGAACAACGTGAAAATTACCGCCTAGGAGCTCTAAAACGTTGGCAGAATAAACAACAGCGCCTCGAACAGTCACAACGAATAAAAGATTGGCACGCCAAGCGTTGATATTTGGTACCTAGTATTTCTCGCCTTCAGAAAAAGGATCACGCTCACTGAAATCAAGAATGCCTGATTGACCGTCTATCTCAAACTCTTCATTTTNTGCTTGTGGATCTTTCAGAATCACGGAAGTTGGGTCTTCATCTCCGATATCTGCATCCAACTTAGAATAGACTTGGTCGATGTCAGGAATACCAGTGTCAAAGGTTTCGTTGTTGTACTCGAACAATTCACATGTGATATCCCAAGTTTGTAGAGAGCCAAGCTGATAGAATATAGCTTCGTGTTCCACGAACATAATGGTGTACATTTTNNTTGTCAGAGGGAACCAAATCAGGTCGCCTTCTCTTGGTCTGACCATTTCGGCTTCGTTAGTCAAAACTTCAGAAGCAAAGCTACGACGAGAAATAGTGAACGTGATTCGGTCGCGGATTTCCAACCCGAACTTAGACATGAAGTCGCCTTCGCCTTCCATGCCGTCTACGTTCTTGATATACATCTCGATTGGGTGAGCTGTATTGAACGTCGCCAGTTCTTCTTCTCTGAAGATAGTGTCTCGGTTCACCGTGCGCTTGGGCAGGTAATATAGGTCTATGCCATATATTTTAATCGATTCCACAACTAAGTCTTCGATGAGATTTTGCTCCATCGAACTTCCGAAGTTGTTGAAGAAAAATTTGTAGCCATCAGCCGATCATATCCATGTTAGGCAGCGAATAGCTGTTCAGCATTTCTTCTTCCATCTTAGCGATTTCAGCAGCTGCGTCGTCTAGAATCTTTTCTCCGTTGAACTGTACACCACCCGGAAGGTTCAACCCAGTGAACTTAGTGAGATTAGAGCCCCACTGATACTTAATTTTTGCGGTGCAATAGTTCTGCAACCAGCGATCTCCCCAAGCATCTGTCCATACATCCGGATCTACAACTTCGTATGCCTCGACGATCAAAAACTGACCAGGACTAACCTTCGCCCAGTCCATATCCACATGGAGTCTGTCGCGGTGTCGCTCGTATCGAATAGGCTGTTTTCCGACTAACAATTCTTCTAAGAACTGAATGTGTTGCATGGCCATGTAGTATGGAACCATACTCTGGGAAGTAAGAGTGTAGAGGTCGTTGAGAGCAATTTGATAACGAATGTTGAACAAGTTATTTGTGTTCACCGCGTCGCCGATGTCAAAAATACTGATTGCGCCTATGATGTTCTCGGGCAATGTGACATATTTGTTTACAACGTCTTGTTCGGTTATCAAGTGCTTGTAATAAGTTTTATGGGAACCATCGAAGTGATAGTCCCAATAATAACGAAGTGCTTCGTCCACGCGATCGTCTAGTTGATCTTCGTCAACGTTGATCTCGATGACTGGCTTTCCCAGCTTACGCAAGCAGTATTCTTTGAAAGCAGACCTGGTTGTTGGAACTGCCATATTGATTCTCCGTTATAGATTGTTTATCTTAGAATATTGTCTCGAATATCCTGTATCCAGTATTTAGTTGCCTCGCCGTTCTGTTTGATGCGCTCAAACGTAGATTGTGGCAGATACTTCTTGACTGATTTTGCATATTCCAGATATATGTCCAGAGGATATCCGAAGGTTTCTTCTGGAAAAAGATCATCGTATTTTTTTATCGAGGGCATCCAGTAATTGATAATGTTTGCCTTGACAGACCGGACGTTATGCATCACAGTTTCGCGCGCAGAAATAGCAGTGCCAATCAACGGGTCGTGCTTCATGTTGAAGGATCGAGGAAGTTTTTCCAACTTCTTCAAGAAAACTGCGCTCTGCAACAGAGCAGAATCATTCGTGCTTATCTCATCAAAGTTGTCCATGTTTAGCGCAAATATATTGGCGTCGAAACTTTTTTCTTCTTTGGGCAGCCCTATCATGTGATACATGTTCAGGCGACGATCATCACCATACACTCTGGACTTTCCAATGACAATTCGTTTGTCTTCAAGTTTTCCGAGTAGATCTTCTGTGAATGGGTCTTGTAGAACAACCAATCCGGCGCTCACCACTATATGCTTCCCTTTAGAATTCAATGCCATTAGCGTCTCGACAACAGAGCTTACGGTGTTGTTTGCATCCCAGTCTTCTACGACAAATATTTCTTTCTTGCAGAACTTGGTCACCATTTTATCATAGTCTTTGAAGATTTCGAATTCAGAGTTTTTCTGAATATTATCTGCGTACATTTTGTTGTACTTGTCCACTTGCGACTTAGGAACCACGACAATCATTTTGTCGTGGCTTGAGTTCTTCTGTGCAGACTTAATTGTTAAGAATGCGCCGTGATGAGATGCAATAATGACTAGAGTTTTCATTCTTTGTGCTTATAATTCTTTTTCATGTGGGCGAAGTATCGTTCTATTCTAGCATCATAATCTGAATGATATGCAGACACAAGACCAGATTCGGGATGAGAAAGAAGCGCCGCGAACTTATTATACAGAGTATCTTTAACGCCGCAACGGTCAAGAGCATTATATATGTGCTCGAAAGTTCCCTTGCCTTTTCTTTCTTTGAGATCAATGATGCCTAGCTTTTTACCAAGCAGCATCGAAGAAATTCCAGTCTCTGAACTCATACAGAAATAGGCTTTGTCACACTTTTTGAGCAGCGGATACAGGGTCAACATCATTAGCGATGCACTTATCGCCCCATCGTTTAGCTAACATAGTCTGCCAAACTTTCGCGGTAATCGGATGCAGTTTGACGTATGCGCCTTCAGATACTAACTGATCAATTTTTTCCATGTCGCACCAGCCACCTTCTTTTGTTAGAAGGTTGGTTCCCGGCAAGATAATAAGGTCTCGAACAGGAATATCGCTCTCGTCTTCCAACATATATTTGTCGGTAAGATTAGCTTTCAGCTTTGATGCGATGGAAAGACCTTCTTCGGTTGGCCCTTTTTTTATTTGTTCGATTAAGTTTTTGACAGATATATCAAAGTTGCAAGGAGAAATCATCACTACTTTAGTGAGCAAGTCAGTGTACTTGTAGCCGTGAATTCTATCTTTAGGAGAATCGTATGAGATATCGTATTCTACCTTTACTCCGTTGATGCTTTTCGGAATACACTTAGAAATATCTGCTAGAACATCATTCTCATTAGACCTAAGCGCATTGCCCGTTTTCATGAAGTGGGTGGTTGCATCGCCGAGCCACTCATTAGACGACATATACATGAATGGTTTCTTTTTCTTGACTTCTTTGCTCATTACGAAAACCTCGCTTATTTGTTACGTTCAAGAGCTTTTAATCTTTTCTTGAGCTCTTTGTTGTCTTTTTCTAGATCGATCATTTTCTGTAGAACTACTTCCACGAACGACTCTAGTTTACGATTAAGAGCGTCGGCGTTAATAACATTTCCGTCAGTGTTAGTTTCAAGTTTCATAGTCATAGTGTTTCTCCTTTCATATTATTTAGCCCGTTGCAACGGACGTCTCAAAGCTAGTTGTTGTATCGTACGAAGTAGTCGTGGTAGCTTCAGTATCAAACGTAGTTGTTGTATTTGTGTTAAAGGTTGTTTCGATCGTAGTGTCCGTTTCGAATACTGTGTTGGTCAGCACGGCGGTAATTGTATCAAAAGTCGTCAAGAACGAAGTCTCGAACACAGTGGTCGTGGTTCTCGAAGTCGATGTGAGGATTTGAGTTTCTGTAGCTATGACCGTATCAAACACCGTCGTCGTTGATTTAGAGGTGCTTGCATTCGTCAGTACTGATGTTGTTCTATTTGTGGAAGTCAATACTGTTGTTAGTGTCTGCACCGAAGTGAGCGTAGCAATTTCAGTCGCAATAGTTGTATCTGTCGCGCGAGAAGTTTCTAGAGAGGTTTCTCTCGGGTTAGCTGTGGTTTTATAGAACGTGTCAAATACTGTTGTAGTATCAAACGTAGTGATTCGCGAGGTATCTGTGGTTCTGTTAGTAGACCTGCTTGTGTTGGTGTCAAAATTAGTCGATCTAGATGTAATCGTTAGAATACCTGTGTCGTATGCAGTATCAAACGAAGTAGTAAACTGAGTTGTCGTGTCGGTAATTCTATCAGTCAACCTTGAAGTCTGTAGATTGGTTTCTTTGACTATCAACGTCTGGAACGCAGTCTCTCTCGACTCACTGGTTATGAAGTTCGTAGAAGAAACGCTAGATACTTCGTAGCCGTCAATAGTAACGAAACCAACAAACAATCTGTTGAAGTTTCCTTCGTCGTCCATGCTTATTCTTATCGAGTCGGTGTTTGCAAAATCATTGTATGCAAAAGTTCTTGCTACTTCCGTGTTGAGTCCATCTCTGAAGTTAGAAGCATCAGCCTCTACTACTGTGTTCGAAGAATTGACTCTCAACATGTTTGCTGGGTTTACTGCACCAGTAGAAACGTAAACACCAAATGCTACGGAGTTAGTAGTGCCTGCGCCGCGCTGAAGGAAAGTGAGCGCGGCTGGCGTGGCGTTAGTCGTTGTACCGTTAAGAGTATTTGAACTGATGGTAGTGATTGGATAGCTAACACTAGTGTTACCCGCTCTGAAAATTCTAAGACCCTTGAGATTGTTGGCTGCATCACTCATTCCTTCGACGTTTGAAGTCAGGTCAGACGAAGTTACAACTTTAGCAGACACCATGACTCTTCTTCTGTATGCGGCTGCACCGTCTGATTCATTGATTACAAGATTCCAATCGGTTGGATTTACTTCTGTAGGAATCGTGCTGTTTGCATTGAACGAAGACTGAACCAAAATGGCCAAGTCACCAGCCTGCGCATCAACAGGCCAAGCCACGTTTGCAGAGTTGGTTTCCGACAGAGCCGTGTTCGGAGCAAACAATGCCACGTTTGCAGTAGAAGTTGTTATAGTGGTCGTGTCAAAAGTCGTGGTCGTGTCGTAAGTAGTAATGAATGTTGTATCGCCCAAATATTGAGTCACGAAAACTGTATCAAACAATGTCGCATAGTTGGTCGTCGTGGCAGTAGATCTATTCGTCAGCCTAGAAGTAAGAATACTCGTCTCGAAGGTTGTAGTCGTCAAGAAGAAAGTATCAAACACAGTGTTAGTAGCGAACGTGGTATCGTAAACTGTAGAAGTTCCGAATATAGTCGTTCTGCTTGTTTCCGTCGCTCTGTTAGTCGAACGCACGGTATTCAAATCAACAGGAACTTCTGTATTGAACGTGGTTTGTATGGTGGTATCGAACGTTGTTGTTCTAGAAGTTTCTCTGTTTGTTAATTGAGTTATGCTGGTGTCAAACACTGTAGAAGTATCAAACACTGTATCATACGTTGTTGTTGTTGCGAATGCAGTTAAGAACGTAGTAGTCGTTGATCTTGAAGTATCGAACACCGTCAACGTATTGAATGCAGTATCGAACGTCGTTGTCGTGGCAAACGTAGTCAAGAACGTAGTAGTCGTCGATCTCGAAGTATCAAATGTAGTCAATGTGTTGAATGCAGTATTGAACGTTGTTGTTGTTGCGAATGTAGTCGAGAACGTAGTAGTCGTCGATCTCGAAGTATCAAATATAGTCAGTGTTTGGAACGATGTGTCGTAGGTCGTTGTTGTAGAAGCACTAGTGTCGAACGATGTCGTGGTCGAGCGGGAAGTTGCTGTAGCACGAGAAGTCAAGCGATTGGTGAAAACATCAATAATTTCCAGTTGACCTTCGACGAACGTGACTGTAGAAGTTTGAACAAAAGTCAGATACGCGGTGTCCGTGTTAAAAACAGTAGTAGTCGATCTGCTAGCAGCAGCGGAAGTAGTTGTGCTTCTGCTGGTTGAGCGCGAAGTGTTCGTTAAGAAGTTCGTTGCAAAAACAGTCGTAGTTGATCTACTAGTGGTACCAGAAGTTTCTGTGCTTCTGCTGGTAGAACCAACCGTTTGTGTCAGGAAATTCGTCGCAAAGACAGTCGTCGTTGATCTGCTAGTTGTCGCGGAGGTATCTGTGCTTCTGCTGGTTGAGCGCGAAGTGTTCGTTAAGAAGTTCGTTGCAAAAACAGTCGTTGTTGATCTGCTAGTTGTGTTAGTCGTGTCAGTGCTTCTGCTTGTTGATCTAGAAGTAGAGGTGAGTCTGTTCGTAGATGCCAGATATTCAGTCAAGAACGAGGTGACAAAGGCAGTAGTTCTGCTCGTTGCATACGAAGTTTGTCGAGAGGTAGCAATCACAGTAATAACGTCTGTGTCTTGTCCAGTGAAGAACACCGTCAGATAAGTGGTGCTGGTCTGGAAAGATGTCTCGCCTGCAAAATAAGTCAGGAACGAAGTATCAGTCAATACGCTGGTTTCAGTATCAAAAACAGTCAGGTAAGTCGTTTCGTATGTCGTTGTGAATACTGTATCTGTTTGCGCAGAAGTAGAGTATGCTGTTAGAGTATTGAACGCGGTGAGTGTATCAAACACCGTATCAGTCAATCTATCTGTGTTAATCGTGGTGACGCGCGAAGTTTCAGTTAGGCGCTCTGTTGCAGTATCTACGTTCGTGGTCGTGGCGTAAGATGTCAGCCTCGAAGTTGTAGTAGAGGTTGATCTGCTGGTCTCGAATACAGTAACAGTTTCTCTCGTAGTTCCAGTTGCACGAGAAGTTTCGTAGACGGTAATAATAGAAGCAGCCGTACCATAAAAATCAGAAAACTTAATGGTTCCCGATGTAGGAATTGTGGCGGTCGCTGGCGTGTTAGCCACATACAAACCACCACGATAATATTCAGAAATTGAGTGCGGCGGGTCGCCACCAAACTCCAGGGCGATACTCGACAGACTAATTGTGCCAGACAATGGCAACGGCATACTTATCCTTTATCGAGTTGTGTCTTCAACTCATCAATTTGTTTTTGTTGCTCTTTTATGGCTTCGATCAAAAGCGGTATTAGTTTGTCATACTTAACTGACATAAATTGCGGGTCGATTGGCGCAGGTGCAATAGCTTCTGGAACGACGACGAACACTTCTTGGGCTGATACTCCGACCATCAGCTTATCTTCATATCCATAAGAAATAGCTGTTTCGTTGGGCGTGTAATAAAACCCATTGAGTTGTTTCACTTTATCTACAGCAAACGGTATATTTCCGACTCTATCTTTCAATCTGTCATCAGAGAAAAAAGCGGTGACATCGCCCGTGGCAGTGATGTCACCAGTGACAGCGACATTACCACCAAATGTGCCAGTTGAGGAAACGTTGATGAAACCGCTGACGGTAGTGTTGGCCAGGTTAGTGATATCTAAGTTGCCTTCGTGGAAGGCAACAAACCCACCGATGGTGGTATTTGATTTTAATTGAGCCATTATAGTTCCATTGGTTGTTTAGAGTCCTCGGAGGAATTCCATGGGACTATGTGTTATTTATACAAACTATGCCCAGACACAAACAGGATTGCTCGGCCACACAACGTACTCGCCAAGCGAAGAAACGTCTAGATTTGGGTCGATTATTCTGAGGTTGACGTGGTATCCTTCTACACCTTCGATGTATTCGACTTCCCACAAAGCAAACTGGTGACTGCCTTGGCTGGCGTGATCGTTGCCTACGTCGTCGGTGTAGGTCATGCCCAGCGGTTGCAGGGCTTTGAGCATGGCGGCGGGGGTGGGGAATTTCAGGTAGAAGTCGGTCATAGCAGCAATTGCCGCATGGTGCTTTCATTTAAGGTGGCGGAGAAAAAACGCAACCTTCTGACATATCCCCTATGACCGAGTATTGCCTGCGTCATGTTATTTGGCAGCCTGCCTATAGCAAGAAAATTTCCCGCGCCGCCATTAGTTGTCGTTGCTTCAGCAATAATTCTTGCGTTTGAGTTGTCGAACGAAAAGCCAATTTTTTGAAATGAAGGGGGGCGTATTGAAGTGTCAACTACGGCATTAAATTGGGTTGTTACAAGCCGTGCTGAATAAATTGTTCCTATCCATCTAATTGTAGGATTTCCGGAAGAACCTTGACCAAATTCAATTCGATCAAGAAAAGGATTGCTTAATGAAAAAACAAAACCGTTGGTAATAATGGCTGGCGTCCAAACCTCGCCTAGAAACGCCCCTCCGTTTTGGTTGTACCAGCCCGTGAAATTTGAACCTGTCATGCTCATCGACTCCACAGCCCTAGTCGCCGTCGCTTCAGTAGTCAATATCGGCGAAGTTGCAAACACCCCGTCCTCAACCTGCCCGTAGTCCATCGCCACAGCATCGCCTGACGTTACGATTCGCACACCCACCACAGGGTTAGTGACCGTACCGCTTAGGACAATCCTGCGCCATTCGGTGCTGCTTAGATCAACCGTGCTCCACGTTGTGCCGTCCAGCGATACCTGCACGATACCCGTGCCTGTGATGCGCTTGAGGTAGACAGAGCCGCTGCGACTGCCTGATGCCAGCGTGATGGTCTGGATACAGGTGCCGCCTGCGCTGGTGGCGGTGAGGCTTGACGCGGCGTTGGCTACACCGTCGATTCCTGTTTGGTCTTTGGCTGCGATGATATCGGTCTTGACCCACTGGGGTCTGCGTTGCGTCACGGCACCACAAAATGCGGTTCGTGCGGGTCTTCTTCGATTAGCAGTCCGTTGCAAGTGGGAGTGGGAAGTAGAGGTGTGTTGGTCGTGTTGTCAATAGCACCTATTTGCATATAAATCGTCGGGTCTGGGTTCAATGAAACGTCGCCCGCGTCTTCGCATTGCCATCCACCTGTGATAAAACTTCCAGTGGGGGCAACTGTTGGTATTATATATGTGCTGGCGCCAGTAGTTTCTGCTGTGTTCGAACAAAAAATACCGAATGTTTTAGCTCCTGAATTTCCTGTCTGTCTGATTGTGACGACGCAACGGTATAAGCCGTCACCCAAGTCTATTACTTTGCGGTCAGAAGAAGCATTACCAGAATACACATTGGTTATTGTATTAGTCTGTGTATCGTATCTGAATTTTACTCCCACGTTGGATTGAGAGCCGCTTGCGTTTGTCGAAAAGTAAATATATCTATTTGAAAGAGGTTTAACATAAACAGAAAGTGTTCTACTGACAAGCAAGGCAGCTTGCGCGCCCCAATCTTTTGCTACTGATGTGTTTGCTGGTAAGACTGCTCCGCCAATAGTAAATTCTTGCGTCGGAATAACAACATTATCTGTTATACTATCAGAAATTGTCAGAGTTCCATTTACTGCAACGGCGATATCACTATTCGTGAAAAAAGTTTCTTTGTGTCACAACTTCCATGCTTGCCCAATCAAATCTAGGCTGGCCGATGTTAGTTGGAAAATACTCCGTTGCTGAAGAGCCGATTTCTAGTTGTGCGCCCCAGATCAGCGCCGTCTTGCCTATCGTGTTCGTATAAATAAAATCGTTATCGCCATCAACGATCCGAATAGAAATATAAAGACTTGCTGCGGGCACTGTTCCGGTCAGTTCAACCCTAAACCACCCATCACCAANAGCCGTCAGGCTCGATGAAACAAACGTGTAGCCCGATGTCACGCTATTGCTGCCAAGTTGACCATTTTGAAGATCAACCCATTGACGAACACCGTTTGTCGCCTCACCAGACCACAAAGACAAAACAAGAAAACTGGCAGTGTCTGCTTTCACATAAAGGCTTGTCGTGTAATTACCCGACAATGCGGATATAGGTGCGTTGCTGAAAAGGACAGGGTTTGAAGTATTTGTATTTTCAAAAGTGTCAGCAGTCGTTGTGCCGTCTAGGGCGACATCAGCATTTGCTCTTACTACACCGTTTGATTTATTCCAAGCCGCATTATCAAAATCCTGCGGAAACGTCAGCAGGTTATTACCCAGAGAACCCTGATTGGCGTGGCTACTAAGTGTCCCATCGGGTTTTACATAATTACCATTAGAAGCCCTGGTGAACGTAATCGCGTCCATCACGCCGCCTTGCCCAACTCCGCGGACCCAACCACGATTGTTTGCGAAATCTAGGTCGAGCGTGGCCCCAGGTGCTGGCCATGTGTTAGACCAAGCAGCCCCAGACAAATTATTAGCAGTATTTGGACCACGACCAATGGAAGCTCCGCCTCTAGATAAGTCGGCTATAGCTTTTGGTCCATGACCTAATTTCTCAGGCATTTTTAATATTCTTCAATCGAGGCGGTGACGTTAATCTGAGTACCAGCAGTCACCAAAGGAACTGAGACAGCCAGCTTCTGACCAGCTTTGATAATAATAACTCGTTTTCCGTTTGCGTCATAAGGAAGCGATGGAATCAGTAGTTCCGTTGAGCAAATCAACTGCCGCTGCCGTACCGTTATCTCCAGAACGCAGAGGTATATTAACGGCTCCGATTAAAATTGGTTGGTTGTCTGTACCTACCAACCAAAGAGACATTACTCTTGCAGCAGTATCGAACGAAGCCACGTTGATTGATTTTACTACAGCATCATTCGACGATGCAGTGTACAATTCTTTGTAATACTCTACGCGGAGATTCCAGGTAGCGTTAGAAGAACCAGTATCGACTGTTGCTGGGTTAGCAGCAGCAGTAGGAGTTACAAAATAGTCTCCTTTGTTCACCAACACAGGCTGACCAACAATTCTGGAGTCTGTTACGGTCGCCGTCCACGAAGCTGCGCTGCCGCCAGTTTGGACGGTGCCAGCGGCTGCAGTGAATGTTCTTGTTCCCGCAGTTAAATTGTTACCGTTGTTGTTTGTGCTGACTGATACTACAGATAGTTTATCAGACGAAAAGAAATCAACATAGACGTTATTGATATTTTGGGTGAAATTTAAATTTTGACTTTTAGCCATTTTATTGCCCCATCAGAGAAAGTTTGTATAAATTAAGTTGAGCTTGCGGTATTGATGCTGTCAGGTAATTTACCTTGGCACGCCAGTAGCCTTTGCTATCATTGTAGATATAAGTCTTGCCGCCAAAATCAAATATCTCGCCGTCTACTGGATTATTCGGAAAGTTTATTTGCATAATAGCCTCTTAATTTTATCCCAGATGGTGTTTTTCTGTAGCTTAGATACTTTGTCGTCTAGTTCTTTAATCGACTCAATCAATGCACCAACCAACGCAGTGTAGTTGATAGTTTTAGTTCCTGTTGAGTCGGTTTGAACCAAATATGGCAAGACCTGTTCTACTTCTTGCGCAATTAAACCCATCGATTGTTTGTCATTTTTAATCCAATTAAACTCAACACCACGCAATCTATTGATAGTATCTAATGGATGATTTATGGTATGTATGTTGTTTTTGAGACCACGATCCGATGTCTCAAATAGCGTTCCTTGCACTGTTATATCTTCAGTGACAATTAAATTACCTGTCAGAGTATAAGTGCCGTTTGGCCCTTCTGCCAATACTTCGGGAGATGCTTCTACCCACTGGGAGCTATCTCCGTCGTTATAATACACAAACAAAAAACCTGATTCAGAGTCCCACCACAAATCTCCTTCCGATGCACCTGTCGGAGCAGTTGAAGATATTGTGACTGGTACACCAGTTCCATCAATAGAAGAAATTCCGCCGCCAGAATTTTTATAATACAAAACGCCATCGGCGTAGTTAATTGCTAGTTCGTCCGAACGATAAATCTTCTACAGCAGGAACACGTCCAGGTACTACTGACCTCTTCAGTGTTATTTTGTTTGCCATATGGCCATCTCCAATGGTCAGTATTTACTTGACGGATTATTCTGAGTATATACTCAGGCACTATTTATATTACTGCGAAACTTCTGTCACCGATAGAATCACAGAAGGAATCTGGGGGCAGAATGCAGTAGAGGCTTCCGCCAACAACGTTATTTTGTCAAACGCATCTGTCGCCCACATCAACTGGAACGTGTCGTTCGCGTCCATCGAAACCAAGAAGTTCCACGCTGGAACAGAGACGCCGCCGTTGCTTTCAATCGACAGTTTAGTGGCAGAAAGAGGAATGTCTGTTCCAGTTTTTTCTAGCCCAAACCCATATGTTATTTCTATTTGCCGAACTAGATTGAACCTGCAGCGAGAACTGATAATTATACAGACCAGAGAACTGCGCTCTGATTCCGCTGTTCGCTACGCCGCCGTATGTCACGAGCGTATGACCACTAGATAACAAAGTCTGATTATATGTTACTGGTGTTGCTGTATTGGAACTAGCGCAGTTCTGAGAGACACTACTATCGAACAACCCATAAAATAGACGCGGCTGTATGGTCGGACGAACTAATATGATGCCGTCTGTTGTTCCTACTTTTAAAACAGCTGCTACACTTATAGCAGGAATCGGCGCGGTGGGCTTGACGTTGCTCAGCTTTCCAGGATAGTCTTCGTTAGCCCAGAGAAGGTCGCCGATTTGCCAAGTTTCGCCAACGTCTGCACCGTTTGTTTGTATCTGTCTAACTTTTCCGAAAGTTGTAGCTCTTCCAACCTCGTCTGATTCGATATCTTCGGCGAGAACGCCAACCGAATACAGAGGGTTGAAAGTAGAATTGGCGACCAAAGGAAGAACAACTGGTTCGTTTCCGCCGTTCACTCCTGCGAACATCACCAGCGTTCCTGTGGCCAAAGTAGATTCGCTAGAATTTCTAACACGGATATACTGTTCTAGACCCGTCTGTAATACAGTTCCGTCGCCCTGGAATATATCGAGGCAATCTTCGGTAGGATTCCATGTAAGAGTTCCAGCTGGAGCAGAAGCAAGTGGATTCTGAATGTCGAACGTGATGCTGTCAACAGAAGTAATACTTCCGCCGATGTTGCTGTTGCCAGCTACGTTGGCGCCCACTTCAAACACAACAGAAGAGTTGGAAAGAAACATCTTCCCATCATGTGTGTTGAGTGCCATGTCTCCGTCCGCACTTAAAACGAAAGTGTTCGGGACACGACCTGCTACTGATGTTTTCTTGATGACTGGATTCATAAACCTATTTATATTCAAAAGAAAGCCCACCGGAGTGGGCTTTTAAATCATTCTGCGATTTTCTTATTCTTAGTTTCTAGTTTTTGTACTTTCGCAGTCAATTCTTCGACAGCCTTGTTGGCAATATCAAGTTGGCTCTTAGTGATTAGATGCTTTGAGATCTCGTCAAAAAGAGCCTTCTTGGTATTTTCGATGTAAACATTTACAAATTCAGCTTCACTCATGACGACTCCGTATATTAGAACGTTCCGCCGTCCAGATCAGCGTAGACAACCGATGTGCCGTTGGACTGCAGGACCTTGCCGTCTGTACCAACTGTCAGTTTGGCAAGCGTGTTGCCTGCACCACCGACCAACAAATCGCCAATTGCGTAAGACGATTGACCAGTACCGCCAGAAGTTGCTGGCAGAGCAGTCGTCAAGCTCAGCGTGTTGGCAGTCAGAGCAACAGCGACAGTCGAGTTAGCAGTAATATTGACAGCGGTAGAATTCGCAACCAACGCGCCAGCATTTAGGAAGGCTTGTAGTGTTGCGGTCGAATAGTTTACGTTCGCTGTGTCAACAGTAGTGCTAGGCTCTGGAATCTCGCCAGAGAACAGCTTATAGACGCCATCCGTAGCATCGCGGAACAGACCAGTGTAGGAAGTGCTCGTTGCGTTTCCGAATGTACCGTACAAACCGATGTCAAGAGTGTTAGCCGTTGTCTGACCACGAGCCAGAGAAATCAAGCTATCGGTGACAGACAAGTTTGTGGTGTCAATAGTAGTCAGAGTACCATTGATATCCAAGTTACCAGACAGAATCAGGTCAGTGATAGACAGAGTGCTGTTTACATGGATACCTGAAGTATTTACAGTTAGAGTAGAACCCGTTGTCACACCAACAGCGTCGGTGCTAACCGAGATGCCGTTAGCTGCGCCAACATGAACGCCGGTTGTATTAGCAACAAGACCGTCGCCAGCTGTTACGTTGATTCCAGAAGCGTCTACCGAGATACCATTAGCAGCAGCAGCGAATACGCCGGTCGTATTTGCGATGATACCGTTGTTTGCTACAACAGCGATTGTTGGAGTACCACCTTCTGTTGTAGAGGAACCGGAAATACCAGCGCCAGCAGTAATAGTAGCAACATAATTACCAGAAGTTTGTGTGCCCAGAGCAACATCGCCAGACAGTTGGGAAGTAGCAACAGATAAGTTAGCAGTATTAACATAAACACCAGTTGCGTTTACAGTAAGCGTACCGTCACCGCGAAGAACGTTAATACCAGAAGCGTCTACCGAGATACCGTTAGCAGCATCGGCGAACACACCGCTTGTGTTAGCGATAATACCGTTGTTAGCATTAACAGCAACAGCGTCAGAAGCGACTGAAATACCAACACCGGCACCCACATCAATTGTTACGGTGCCTGAACTGCCGCCACCAGTTAAACCGTTACCAGCAACAACTTCTTCGATGTCACCAGCCGTGCCAGTGATTAAAATTGCGGTAGAGTTAGAAGAAACAGTAACGCCATTGGCACCGATAAAGAATACATCATCGTTGGCGCCAACAGACGCGTCTAATTGTAGGATACCTTTGTTAGCTTCAGTATTGGCGACAGCAAGCAGATCATAAGACACACCTTCTGATGGAGTCACCCAGTATACGTTACCAGCAGCGCCAGAAACAAGAATTTGTCCGTTGGAACCGACTGCACCGTTGGCATAGATTTGAGTTGGAACTAGGTTGGCGACGATGACTTTGTCAATACCGCTTGTTGAGTTAGCGACAAGTGCTTGGTTAGCGGTCAATGTACCAGGAGCGCGTTTACCACCGATTGCGATACTACCTGTGACACCATCTGGGTGACCGAGGAATAATATCTCGCCGTTAGCGGTATAGGCAAGTTCACCATTCGCAAGACCAGTTGGCGCTGCGTTGGTAGTACTGCGTTTAATTTGAATTTTATTGGCCACTTTAGAATGAGCCTCCGTCTAGGTTTAATTGTTCTACGACATAGGTGTCGTTAGCAGCATAATAAACTAACGTAGAGTTATCGGTCGGGTTAGACTCTTTGACATCAATCAATGCATCTAATCTTGAAATAGTTCCCACGCCCGCAGCCGAGGTGACAGACACTGCATCAGCCTGTGTCGATGGTTTAATCGACCCGCCTGTCTCAACAACTTTTATGCTAAGAGCGTTCTTGTTGTTGACTTTAATCACCTTGACCATATTTAGTTATCTCGTGACTTCAGGGTTTATTGTCACAATACCTTCGACTATTCTCGAAACGACGTTTCCGGTCGAAACAAGTTCTAAGTCCCAGACATAACGACCGCCAGCAATGTTCGCTGTTGTTGCGGCATTCATAGACACCGTGATTCTTCCCTGAGAATCGCCGGCGACGCCAAACGAAAAGAATGTGGCAGAAGTATAGTGCTTACGCATCTGAGAACGACCCGTGTAAGAAGAAAGGTTGATTGGATTTCCTTCCTCGTCGCCCACGTCGATTGTGGTGGAAAAGTCAGTTCCTTGGTCGATAAACAAATTTAATTTAGTTGCCATTTGTGTTCCTACTTTAATCTGTTATATTCTCAACCGCCGGGGAAAATTTCAACTTCTAAGAATATTGGTGCAGAAGCGACATTTGCTCCGCCTGACTCACGTATGGTGATGGTTCCTGTATATGAGGTGTACCCTTCGGATGTTCTCGCAATCGTAAACGCTCTTGCGCTTGACAGAGATAGCCAAGTGTTAGCCGTTCCTGTGCTCAAAGTCCCATCAACAGTATCACAACGAATTTCATATCCAGAACCTACGCCAGTTGTTGTCGGCGTCGCCCAATTATTAGCATACGGCTGATACGCTTGACCTTCGATATCATTTGACTCTATCGTACCATCTGTATTGAACCTAAATCCAGCGAATTTAGGCGTTCCGTCGAATATTCGCACAACGAACGGAGATTCTAAAGAAGTTGGGAGCGAGATAACGAGGGAGGAATAGACCTGCGTCGTTCCCAAATACACTCGCTCGACTTCAGTTGAACCAGCAAATATCTTACCGATTGAAGTTGTTCCGAAGAAGACAGACATATTATGCGCTTACGAAGTAAAGAGTATTAGAATCTTTGCTTCCAATCGCATCATACTGCGACTGTGTCCCAGTCCAGAATTTTAGATTCGTCGAGCTGTTTAAGTTGTCAACGGTGTTAGCAGAAACTGCTAAGTTCGCATTTGCTATTGTTGCCGAACCAATTGCATTTACTATGTCTGTCGGAGAAGCAGCAGCTATGACGCTAGCAGAATTAACAAACAGACCAGAAGTATTCGATACAAGTCCAGATTGAGCATTTACGCGAACGCCACCAGCAGCTACAGATATTCCGTTTGCTGCTGCTACGAAAAGACCGCTTGTGTTGGAAGTTAATCCGTTCTGGGCATTGACGAATAGACCGCTGGTGTTAGAAGTCAATCCGTTCTGTGCATTAACTCTGACACCAGCAGAAGAGACAGATATTCCGTTGGCCGATGCTACAAAAAGCCCAGTTGTATTCGAAGTTAATCCATCTTGAGCGTTCACTCTGACACCAGCAGCCGAAACAGTTATGCCGTTTGCTGCTGCTACGAAAAGACCACTGGTATTTGAAGTCAATCCGTTTTGAGCATTTACTCGCACGCCACCAGTAGAAACAGATATTCCGTTTGCCGGCAGAACAGAAAGAGTTCCTGAAGTACTGATTGGACCACCAGTTAAACCGTTGCCGGAATTAACAAGAGTAACGGTGCCAGTTCCGCCGCTTTCGACTGTTACCGTAGACCAGTATGTTCCTGACCCATTCGAAGTAAGAACTTGTCCAGCAGAACCAAGCGATCCGTTGGCAGAAATAGATTGAAGAACAGTAGTTCCTACAACGCTCAGCGTGTTGCTAAAAGAAACAGCACTGTTTACAGACAGCCTTCCTAAAATTGTCACGTTGGCAGAGAAATTGGAATTTCCAGAAACTCCGAGAGTTCCTAGCGAACTCAGACCAGAAACACTTATAGTGTTAAAAGAACCGCCGCCAGAAACTGTTATTGAATCGCCGAACGACGCATTCGAAAACACAGACAGACTGTTCTGCATAGTTACATTCGATGTGAATGTGACGTTGGTGCTATATGTTGTCGGGAAGGTAGAGAAATAAAGAGAACCGTCTGTCGTATTAGAAGCCAGGAAATAGTGAGTAGCGTTGGCAGCGCCAGTAGAACTTCCCACTGAAACGAGGCGTATATCATCTATCTCTACCGTTCCTCTAAATCTTGCATCGCCAAGAGCAGTTAACCTAGAAGTGGCACCAATTTCAGTATTTGAATTTATAGACAGCGTGGTCACACCAGAAATACTGTTGGTCACCACCGCGTTAGATGTGAAAGTTCCGCTCAGTGTCGCGTTTCCTTGGGCAGCGTTAGAACCAACGCTGACAACGCCCGCCAGTGACTGTGCAATCTGGTTTGTTCTAACTAACCACGTTGAAAATGTATCAGTGGTTTCGACATTGCTCAATGTGATGGACATTTATTTCTTCTCCGCAAGAACCGCTACCAATAGCGACTTCAACTCGTTGATGTTATTTTCTAAGGAAGCAACTCGGTGCTCGAGTTGAGTTTGCCTCTCGGACTTTTCGCGTCTGTTTTCTATACGCTTCCAGTGCCTTTATATTTGTATTTAGTAGTGCGCCTGACTTGGTATCTTTCAACAAGTCAGGCGCACACTTCAATTTTCAGATATTCTGTCATTTCTGTCAGCGCAATAACTCTGAGGTCAGTTACTTTCGGTGGATTGAATTCATAATCTTCAACTGTTGTCATTACGATCTTAATGCTATACTTCTTGTAGCGAATGAATGTACCAGACTGATCGCCAGTTCCGGTGTATGTGAATATACCATCGGAATTTTTGTACTCTGCAGGAATCTCGAATTCATATTCGCGATAGTCAGTTTGATCTTTCGGATCGCTGTATATGTTTTCTGGCGTTACCTGCGAAAGTTTAATCCAAGGCAGGTTGTCGAAGTTAGAAAAATCCTCAGAGTTTTGGAATTTTCCATACACGTGAATTTCTGTATTCTTTGGCTTATACGCATCAATGTATAGTTTGACGTCTTCGGCATCCATTCCATCAGCTAGAGATACGATTCTAGAAATGTATTTTGCCGATGCCTTGCCTTCCCTAGTTGTCTCGTCAGTCAAATCATCGTTGATGAGGTTAGTTAGCAGAGCAACATGAGAACTGTCAAAGCGAATAATAGGAGCAACATATTCGTTATCAGTGGTTAGATTGGCCAGCATCTGGAAGGAAGAAGCAGAAATAATATTCCTTTCTGCGCTGTGGCTCAATAGGTATCTCGGCTTATCATACAACACCTGTTCTGTGTATTCAGAAGCAGAGATATTAAAATCTGATTCCAGAGTATATGACGAACCATCAGCCACCGCGCCTCTGAGAGCAAAGGAAGCAGAAGTACCGCTTGTTTTTTCGATATTCAATCTAGGCAGAACAGAATGATATTCATAAGATGGTATCAGATCGATGGTGCCGGTCAATAGTTCTGTTCGGTACGTTGTTCCTTCTACTACCGTTTCTCTGTACAAAACTATCTGTTCGCCGATTGAAAATACAGAGCTATCGCTGGTTTCAACTAGCATGATGTATTGATTGTCGCTAGTTTTAAACAGGTCAAGATATTTTGCCTTTTCTATGCTCGGCTCAGAAAGCTGGCAGATTTTGTCTGTTGTTTGTGCATTCAAATTCTCAATTACAGAAACATCGGCCAGCCTCAAATACTCCAAATTTTCTCTGTTACGGAGGTTAGCTACACCAGCTCTCGATGTGTCGAACTTTGCTCTGTACAGAACAAATTTAACATCTTGGTTAGGAAGCTCAGAATATTCGGCGTTAGATTCTGAATAAAATGCGCTCTCTGTGAGAGGATTGTTGTTGACGATTTTATCAGTGGATATATCTCGTTCGCCTTGAGTCGCGCCCCAGAGAGTAAACTCCGGATCTGGTGACTGAATTGCAAAACAATACTGCTTTGATGCATCTAAAAACACAGGCTGAGAAAATTCAAATATCGTTTCTCCGCTTGCATCTTCTGAAATTTGAATCTGTTCTGAGTTCAAAACGACAACGGAATTAGAAAGAGTTGATTCTCTATCAGGAACTCCGTTCTTCATTTCTAGTAAAAACAGTCTCAAACTAGAAGCATCAGCTTTTTTTCTGAAGAATAGGCCAATTCTAGTAAGATATATTCCAGTCGCTTCGCCGGAGACAGCCACGGAGAATGCTTGCGCTAGAAATTTCAATGTATTTTTTTGTACAGCAGGCATTTATTAGTCTCCGCGTTTATTAAAACTGCTTAAGATAGGTAGAGTTTGGTTGTCGTGAGTAGAAAATGCCGCCTGCTCCGATACCTCCGCCAGAATCCGTGGTAACAACTACAACAGGATCCGGTGGTGTTGGCGGCGGTATAATCGATGTAAAATCAGAATTCCAACTAATTGTTTTAGTCAGAGTATCCAATATTTCGTTGGCTTCATTCTCGTATGTAGCGACAATTGTGAGAGAAGTATCAATCACATTAGAATCTTTCCACTCTAGCGAAACATTCAGACCACCGTTTATTCTGCTGTCGCTAGAAACTGTCGCAGTTCCTACGTCATCGGCAGTGAAGTTAGTTCCAGAATAATCTCCCGAAGGAGCATTTCCCGTTATAGCTATTTTACATTTTCCGCCAGGAACACGATTAGAAATCATATCGGCAGTGAAGGAAAGATTCAGATAGCTCGATGCAGTAATCGTACTTCCAGACTCAAGATAATAATTGGTGTTATCACCCGGCAACTGGTTACATATAGTCAGTCGAAGACCTTCTGTATTACTTTGATATTTTGTCAACTGCACTGGTTTGGTTAGTTTCTGCAATCGTTACCGTTGGAACCAACAAACCTTCAACTTTAACATAAACTGTTTCGATCATAGTAGAATATGTGTATGATACGTTGCTAGGATTTTGTGCTACAGAAGTCGCTACATCTGTGCTCACTCGTCCCGTAGAACTTTGAACTAAAAGTCCATTCCCACGAAACAGGTGTCTCGGACACAAGCGACTGCGCCTTAGACAAGTTGTTGTTAGTTTTGTCTAAGAAGGAAAGGACATGCGTGGCCCCCTCTTCTATTACAAATTCTCCAATCACATCAAAATCAGGAACGAGATATGTTATCAGAGGAAGAGGAGTTACAGAAGGATCTTCGATCGGCGGAACCACTGGCTCTGCTGGATAGTCAGGAATATTATCCACAGAAGTCACAACAAATGAAGTCATAGCTCTTGAGGTACACTTCGCTGTTGATGCTGCAGAAGCTACTACGTCGGACACGACCAGCATATGGCTTCCGAGGCTCAGGTTTCCGGGGATGCGAACTATCGCGTACAGTATTCCGTTAGAATCTGCGTACAGAGGCTTTCCTTCGGAGCCGTCATCCAAGATATTTTCTGGATTTTGTATAGATCCTCTTTGTATAAATGCCTGAGTCGCGAACAAACTGTAGTCTACGTTATCCACGCCGATATAGTGGCGCGCGTTTGGCTTCAACCCTCTGGCAAAAATCTTTAGAGTTCTTGTCTTGGGATAGATCAACTCGACCGTATAATTGGTGTTTGTTTCGTATGAATCATACGGAGCGCCTGCTTCGCGGTTTGGATAAGTTCTAAATTGCTCTACGTCCGNNAAAATATTGTTGTCCAGCTTAACAGAACCAAACAAGAATCTGTTGTCAGGGTCGATCAATATTTCTCTAGTAGCAAATTGTTGCTCCAGGAATACAGTATTCGGAGTATAATCGACGGTCAAGAAATCTTTGTTATATGCTACATTGTTTGCGCTATCTCTGATCACCTCGGAAGAATTGCCAAATGCGCTGTTTAGTTCCAGATCAATCGTTTCGATTGAAACCAACGGACGCGCGACACCAAGCTGAGTATCGATTTACTATTTTGTGTTCTGGGTCATCGAGACGAGCCATATTGTGGTTGTCAAACGGATCTACGAAGAAACCATTCTTGAAACGATCAATGCCGTCTGCGTTTGGAATGTTAAGTTGGCTTGCTTTCTGCTCCAGGCGCGTCAAGGTAGTGAAATACTCAAGCGAAGAAACTCTCTGCTCGATTGCAGAAATATCTTTCATCGTGAAACGCTTGTTGATAGAAGGAGTGACCTTCATTGTATATGGCTCGATCTTAATGACGCGAGACTCTTCAATGGTCAACGAAGGATACGGCGGAATATATGTTGTAGCGACAACCATCTGTGTTTCGGAATCAGCATATGCTGTTCTAGGCTGCAACGCAGGAGCACCTTCTATGATTCTGAATTCGCCCTTCGAAGTCAATACAAGAGAATCTCTTCTTGGCACATAATAAGTCAGATTGCATTCAAAGTTTTGACCTGGGAATGGATTATATGTCGTTGTATCTTGGTTGAAAACAACAGAAGGAGGAGGATTCAGAGTTGCGACTGCAGCGTTAGAAGTTAGCACTGCTGTGTTGGCTCTATACGGACGGAAGTCAATAGAATCTCGGAGGTCGAACTGTCTTTCTCTAGCCTGCGAATAGAACGAAGGAATTTCCCATGTTCTGATGGTGGCACTGGTGTTTGCGTTCAGAGAGTCATCTATTGAGTATGATTCTACTGAGAAGAATCCTTTTCCGACCGCAGCGTTTGCCTGGAAGCAGTCAAAATCTACTAGGAAATATGTATTAGATACTTGCGCATTTCGCTTAGGATACAGCACAGCGTGATCGTAATGCGTATCTCTCTGGCCAAAATCGACAGTAAAGAATCTCTTAATATCCGAGGCAGGAGAGTTCAAGTCGTCAGAAGCGCCTTCAGTTTTGTAGACTCGATTGACTCTCAGCACATCTGGAACGCCAAGATTAAATCCGAATGGATGTACCATCTCGAACGTGTTGGCTGAAAGGTTAGGAGAGAACGCGCTGTCGACTTGTAGCGAAGTATTTGCTCGTCTTAGCAGTAACTTTTCTAGTCTGTCCGAATGCTCTTATGTAGTTTCCTACCTTGATGTCAGCATCAAACGTGGTAGCATTTCCTGTTACAGTGTTTCCAGAAGTATCGATGGTGCCGGTTAGAGTGCCGTTGTAGAAACGAACCAGCTGGTTGCGCTTAACAGTCTTACCGATTGGCCTTGCGTTTACTTTACGAACATATACACGAGCCTTGATAGCCTGAGTATCAGTGAATGTAAAATCTGGTCCAAGATCAATCGTCAGAGACTGCAGGCTTGGATCAACAGTGATTGTTCTGTTGGAAGTTGCTAGGCTTATCGTAGAACCTTTATCGTGAACGCGCTTGTACGCAGTTCCGCTTGACACGAATCCAATAGGAGTCGCAATAGTCAGAGAAGTATTACTGGTAACAGAAGTAATTACTGCCGTGTTCGAACCAACCTTGATTTTTTCTCCGGCTACGAAGTCGCGCTGGAAGAAGGTAGATGTTCCAGTAACAGTTACAGATGTTGCGTTTGCTGTCGTGACCAAACCATCTAGGTTAATAGTCTCGATGCTGGATGCGCTCCCTAACAAAACCAAATCTATTTTATCTTCCGAGGCGTCTGCGCCATCGCTAAATCCGAAGAAGCTTCCGCCGTCAGAAATACTCAGAGCAATCGAACCTGTGTTCGCCAGCGAAGAATTGATGGCGAGATTGTAATAGAATCTTGTGTCGGCGTCGCCTTCGGCGTCTCGTAGATCTTTAACAGCTCTATTAGAAAGACCAAACACCAACGGTGAGTAGTTTGTTTCTTCTAGTTCTGGATATATTTCGCCGTCGTAGGTCGCGCTTATTGTCAGACCAGAACCATTTCCGCCAGATGTTTGCAGCGTTGTAGAAGTGTTGGCCGAAGGAATGACGTCGTATCTACCAGGAGATACAATAGAAAGGCCAGTGACTGCGCCCGAGCTATTAGCGGTGACCGACAACTTGGCAGGCTCGCCTGATCCGCCGACAACGATCACGGTGTCGCCAGTAATATAATCTGCGCCCGCGTCCACGATAGTTACAGTAGTGACAACGCTGAACTCGTCTGAAACAGCGATGTCAGCAAACGCCTTATTAGTTTCCGGGTAAACTATAGAACGAACATCTGTGAAGCTGTTTCCTTGGTTCATCTTAACATTGAACAGGTACATTTTGTATTCTGCTTCTGGCGCTCCCTTTTTGGGCGCCAGATTCGTTATACACCAGGTTTCTAATGTTAGCTGTTCCGATTATGTTTCCGTCTGGCGACGAAGCCGACGTTTTACTGCTGGTGACCGCATTTTGGAATGTGTCATATAGATTAACAAGGGCTGATTCGTCGGCTGGGAAATAACCGCGAAGCTCCTGCACATCAACATAGCTTCCGTAGTTCATGGAAACAATCTGTGTGGCTGGTGACTCGGTGTCAACGCCGCGACGTGAAGTCAGTGTTTGCAGAGTGTCGAACTTGATCGCGTTTCCGCGAACATATGCCTTACCTGCGCCGATAACATATTCGAACTGATCAGTGTTTGCGCCAGGACGGGTGTTGATAGTGAAGTCTTTTACCGTATAGTGGCCAGACTCGTCGTATGTTCTCTGGGCCAGCTCGTCGCCTACTCTACCAGCAACAGATGTTGTGTTCCAACGCAGAATATCATTAGAGCCAAACTCGCCGATCGGGAAGAATATTTCTTCTTCCGGTTGCTGGTCTTTCGCATACTTTACGAAAGAAGTATCTAGCTTCAGACGGTGCGCGCCAGGCGCAGCTTCGTTTGAGATATTTCCTGAATTATCATACAGGCTCGGGTCGGCAAACTCGTCGACCACAGTTTCTGCAGTTTCGATTCCAACCAATATTCCATTCGCCGCAGCAGCTCCGCCCTCAGATTCGTTGAGAATTAGAATCTGTGGCTGGGTTTTGATGAAGAACCCTTTCTGATAAACCACGCCTTCTGAGACTGCCAGCGCATATGAATTGCCGGTTGGGGTGTATCTGTTGTTAGCAACAGCAGTATTCACTACCACCGTGTTTGCGATAGGTGCACCAGTCAGATTATTCTCAGTGGAGAAGTCTAAGATTATACCAGTGGTGTTGGCTGTAACTGATGTGTTGCTGGTGAGCTCAATTGTTTCGCCAGGAATAAAATCGCCGCGAATTTCTGTGATGGTAAGATTAGAACCAACTATATCTGAGATATAACCCTTGGCATCAGAAGTCTGACCGCGAATTCTGTCGTTTATATCGAATCCGGTGTTTGAAGTAACAGTGAACTTGTACTTGCCGACATAAGACTGACCAACATCATAGATGTTGATTGTTTCGCCTTCTTGGAAGGTCGTCGCGCCTTCTCTACCAACTGTCGTGTATTTTACGATCAGCTTCGGCGGGTTGGCGGAAGACGTGAAACCAGATATTCCCTTGAGGATTCTAGCTTGCACGCCAGTGGTGGCGCCGTATGCGACTTTGTATTCGTACGAAGTATTAGCGACGTCAAAAGTATCAGGGACAACGAAGTAATTAGCGTCAGAGATAACAGTCGGAGAGCATCCTTTGATGACGCTTCCAGAACGGAACACGCCGTCGCCGAATCGCTCAATCTGATTCTGCAAAATTGATTGAAGCTGTGTTAGTTCTCTAGCCTGAACTGGGAACGAAGGTCTAAACAGTACTCGATGAAATTTCTTTGCCTCGTCGAAATCGTCGAAGTAAGGAGCAGACGCTAGTGTTGTATTTGCAATATCAGCTGACATTTATTACTCCGTTAGAAACTGATAACTAATTTCACTTGCTCTGTGTTGTTTTCAGAACGAGTGACTTCTTGTATATTTTGGACATACAGAATTTCGCCAGAATATGTGTCTAGATCAACAACCATAGATTCTGCAGAAACTGTTCGGCGGGCATTAGTTACTGCACCCAATATGTCTTCTCCGGGCTGGAACACACCGGTCACGCCAGTCAAAAGAACTACGCTAGAGTTAGAGTAAGCAAACTTGCCAAAGCTGTTGCTGACTAAACTACGCACCACTTCGCCGAACGAAAATGTTCCAGCACCGCCTGTTGTATTTATAGTCGTAATTTGATTAAAAGTGTTGGAAGTGTATAGATTACCATCTTTATCTTCTGGATTTTTAATTATTCCGACCGTGCGATAGGTGACATCGGATATGAATGCATTGGCGACACCATACTCATCGAATGTACACTGCACGCCGAGGGAATCGGAATAAAGTTCATCATAGACGTTGCTTCCGTGACCGCCAATCGGAGAAATGATGGCGCGGGCGGAAGCACCTGATCCAAGTCCCGGACCCGAAACGATAGAAACTCTGGCGTCTTTATAACCAGAACCATATTCCAAAATCTGAATTTTATCGACAGAGCCAGTATCGGCGATAGCATACGCAACTGCCCCGCTACCAGTTCTAGATGCAATTTCAATGGTCGGTCCAACGTAGTAAACACAATCTGTATTGGACAAGAAATTGTTAGGGAACGCTTCTGTTGTGACCCACAGGCTGCTATTCGAACTCAGTATTTTTCTGACGTAGGTATTGCCAGTAGTTGTGTTGATCGCCGTTAGAGAACTATCTCTATAATAGTTCACAGAAGTATTTGCACCAGAGGCAAGCCTCAGCACGCTCGTGTTGCTAAAAGTAAGATTTCCGCTGTTGCTTGGATACTGGATACCTCTGGATTCAACTGCAATATTGAATAGTGCGCCATCTTTAGCAGAATCTGAAATTAGTGTATTTGCTACAACAGGCATGTAGCTCGCGGTTGTAAATTTGGTGTTGTCAGAATTACTGATCGTGTACAAATAGAGCCACTCGTAGCCATCAGACTCTTGAACAGGAACGGCGAGCTTGAACGCGCGTTTTGTTGGCTGTTGAGTAGAAGGCAATCCGCCATTATTGTATACACACTTGAAGACATCGCGAGTAGAAGTTACAACAAAGAAATTTTTGTCTGTAAGATCTTCTGTGTCATCATATTGCGCGTAAACTGTTCCGCTCGACCACACATACTTTTTAGTCATACGAATAAAGTTCGCAGTCTTTCCGAACATCATCTCTTCGCGTGCTCTGTATAGTGTTTCCTCGTTATCAACTTCTAGCGGAGTGTCGCTCGTCGGATATTCGCTCTGACCGCCAACAAACACAAAATAGTTGTTAGACTCCCCGACGTCTGCCAAGAAGCTGTCGATAGCGTTTCGTTTAAATCTGCTTAGCAGTTTACTCATGGTTCTGTGCCCACGTCAGTTAGAATTTCAGTGATGAAGAATGTGTCAGTGTCTACAGTAGTTATTAGCACTGGTCCATTATTTATAGCGGTTTCTGTCGCCCTTGTTGTTTCTTTTTCAGTTACTCGAGAAGTGACAAACGTCGTAGCATTGTTTCCTTGATCCGTCAGAGCAAATACCGTAGAAGTAAAGAACATCGTATCAAACGTGGTTTCAAACTTAGTAGAAGTTTCTCTGCCTGTTTGTACGATGGTTCCTATGTCAATCGCTATTCCCACTTCAAACAATGTGGTCGTCTGGAATGTTGTCGTGGTATCAAGCGCAGTATCGGTGGTTCTATTGGTCGAAGAAAAAGTATCTGTTGTTCTAGCAACAGCAGTTTCAAGATAAGTGAAGTCTCCAGTCAGAGTAATCACAGAAGTGACGAACGATGTGATTGTTTCATATGCAGTTTCAGTTTGCATAGAAGTATCAGTCTGTCTTTCTGTTGAACGATTCGTCTGTATCGCAGTTGTCTTGGATGTTTCTGTGTTTCTAGAGGTAGCAAATGCCGTATTAGTATCATATAGTGTCTGGACGGTGGTGTCCGTCAAGCGATTTGTCTGGAAGAAAGTCAAAAAGGTAGTACCGACACTAAAGATTGTATCGGTGAGTTTTGTTGTATTGAACAAAGTGTTCGTTAATTTGTCTGTGTTATATGTCGTCGTAGTATCAAATGTGGTTAGCTTTGTTGTATCGGTAGTTCTTGATGTAGCAAACGCAGTCAGCGTTCCAAACACTGTGGCATACGTTGTTGTTGTGGCAAACGCAGTCAAGAAAGTAGTAGTCGTTGATCTCGAAGTATTGAACGCAGTCAGCTTATCGAATACGGTGTCATACGTCGTTGTTGTAGAAGCACTGGTGACGAAAGCTGTCGTAGTCGAGCGGGAAGTTGCTGTAGCACGAGATGTCAAGCGATTGGTGGAAATATTAACAAGTTCTAATTGGCCTTCGACGAACGTAAATGTATCAGTCTGAACAAGAGTCAGATAGGCAGTGCTGGTGTCGAAAACAGTCGTAGTCGATCTGCTAGCAGCAGAAGAAGTAGTTTGTGCTTCTGCTGGTTGAGCGCGAAGTGTTCGTTCAAGAAGTTCGTCTCGAAGGCAGTAGAGGTAGATCTACTTGTCAGCGCGGAAGTCTCTGTGCTTCTGCTAGTGTCTCTTGAAGTGTTCGTCAGGAAGTTTGTTTCGTAAGCAGTTGTGGTTAATGTATTCGTTGTTCTAGAAGTAGCTGTCAAGTTAGATGTTTCGAACGTAGTCGTTGTGTCGATGTTTGTGGAGAATACAGTGGTGGTGGCGCGTGTAGCCAACGTAGAATCCGAAGTCAGAGCAGAAGTATCATACGTTGTCGTCGTCAAGTATGCAGTATTTCGGCTGGTGCCTGTTGGAACCACAGTATCAAACGTAGTTACAGTGTTAAACGTAGTCAAGTATGATGTGTCGTATGTGGTATTGAATTGCGTGGTAGTTCCATAAATGGTAGTCGTAGCTATGACAGTATCAGTATTTCTAGAAGTCTGAACATCTGTTTCGTTTGTGATAGTAGTGCCAATAAGTGTTCGGACGCTTGTGACGAACGCGGTTGTTGTCTCAAAGAATGTATCGTATATGGTAGAAGTAGAAAGTATTCTAGTGACAGTTAATCTAGATTTTGAAGTCTGTCTGCCTGTATCGTAAAAAGATATAGTGCTCAGATTTGTTTCATACGAAGTATTTCTAGAAGTTTCTTGGAATGACTTCGTTATCGTGGCAATGTCTGTATCTATTGTCGTATCGGTATACCTAACTGTTCTGAACTGTGTCTGCGTCAGCCTCAGCTCAGACGTCTGCGCGGCAGTAAAACCTTCGGTCGCTTTTACAGCCGAGGTAACAAACTGTAGTAGTAGTTNGTATTGCCGTGGCAGTAATTCTGCTGGTGCTTGTCTGGCGATCAGTCGCTCTTGATGTAAGAGCAGATGTATTTCTGAACGTCTGTGTTTGCGCAGAAGTGTTGAATGTGGTCAGAGTTTGGTACGCTGTCGCAACTACAGCCGATGTTTCAAACGTCGTTAGATACGTTGTTATGATGTTAGCCGAGGTTGTGGTAAATCTAGAGGTTTCTGCGGAAGTATTGGNCGAACGATTGGTTCCAAATATTGTCGTGGTGTCAAAGATTGTAGAAAAAGCTGTTACTGTTGATCTTGTCGTGTCTTGTGTAATTGTAACTTCTTTGAATGCAAATATATTTCCAGCAGTTCCTGCGCCTGGTGGCGTGGTCGAATCAATCGTCCATCCGTTATTATTCAAATAAGCCACATCTTCTTGATATCTTCCTGTTGGAGAATTCGGAAGAGTGGGGTCATCGCTGCTCCACAAATCTACGTCTGAGTTAGGAGGAATTCCTGGCTCAGAAGAAAGATAAGTCGCGTTGACAAAATAATACATCTTGGAACGTAGTGGCATATGCCGTCGAGGTATTTCTATCCGTGATTCGCGATGTAGAAGTTTGTCTGAATGTGTTAAACGCAGTGGAAGTTGAAAAATTCGTGATGAACGCCGTAGTCTTGGAAACAGAAGACGCAGTTGTTCTAGAGGTTTCTGCAGAGGTATTGTATGTGGTAATTTTACCAGTATCAGTAAACCTTGATGTGCTAAACGTCGTGGTAGTATTGAACGCAGTAGAGTATACTGTGTTGAAGAATGTGTTGAACACCGTTGTCGTGTTATAAGCAGTGTTAGTGCCGACAAAAGTATCAGTATTTCTAGAGGCTACCAAATCTGTAAGCGTGAATATATTAGTACCAATTAGAGTACTATCAAGAGTCAAGAATTCCTTAATTGTTTCATACGCGGTCGCTGTCTCGAAAGAAGTTTCAGCAACAAACTGCGTCAAGAAAGATATAGAAGTGTCAAACGTAGTGACAATTTCTGTTTCTCTTGTCGTCGGACGAATAGTATCAAACAAGGTAGTCGTCAGGTACTCAGTTTCAATCGTAGTTTCTTTGAACGTATCAGTAAACCTGTTTGTGAACACGGTGAACTCTTGCGCTTCGAGCCAGTCAATCAATGCCTCGACAGTAGTTCCTCTTGACTTGTACTCGTCCTTGATTACAGTTCTTCCGAATCTTTCTGTTCCGCCTGGATGCCATAGATCGCGCAGAATTCCGGTGTATTTGCTCAGAGCAAGATTCGCTCTTACTTCATAAGAATAATCTTGGTAGTAGAAATTGTCGTGGACAAACTTGTCTGCGTTCAAGAATCCGTCGGTGTTCGCAAAGAATCCCTTGCTCGCGCCGTTCTTGTCGCTCACTGCAATGCCGATGGCAGTTAGTGAGCTGTTTGTAGAGCTGATCAGTGTTACGGAAATTCCATTAGAATACCCGATACCAGAGTCATAAACAGATGCACTGACGATTGCTCCTGAACCAAAACCAGCTATGCCGTCTATCTGCGCGTTCTTTCCTAGGAACCCGCCCTTACCATCAGGAATGCGCAGAGGATATATCAAACTATCTTCCACAGAAACAACAGCGTTAGCAGTATATCCTTCGCCCGGATTAATGTTGGTAATAGTTTCTATCGAGCCATAGTTGTACTCTACGAACTCAAATGCGTTTTCTATCACGCTAGAGAGATTGGAAGAGGGATCTGAGGCAAACAGATAAGCACCAGCATCAATACTTGTGGCCAACGCATCGCTTATAGGTATCGCCGTTAGAAAAATGCTGGCAGTGTTAGATACACTACCGACAGAGAAGCTGGCGTTCGAAAGAGGAGAAGGAGAAACGCTTACGTTTGCAGACAGTGTGTATCCATCACCGCCGTCCAACAAAGAGAAATCCACGGTTCCGTTTAATTTCTTAACTTCTGTTACAATTGCCTCGCCGCCGAAGCCACCATCTAGAACCTGAACAACTTCTCCCAGTTTAAACCCAGGTTCGCTGGTTCTGATCGAGATCGAGTTCAGAGAACCTATTACTCGTGGGCTCTGCGTTATGTCGATGCCAAGCTGCTCTATTATTTCTTCGTTGACTATTTCTTCTGTATCAAGGAATCTGCCCACTAAGTCTTCGAGATACAAAATATCGTGGCGGCGATTATTGACGTAAAAGAACTGATAGTTTTTGACAAACGCGCTCGCCTTCGAAACACGACCGGATATTTTCTTTCCGACATAAAGCGGAAGATTTTCGCTGTATTGCATCTCGATGTATCGCGGAACAGTCCACTTTCCATCAGAAGCCTTTAGAATATCTTCACCAGGAATGTACACGTCTACATCTTCGTTGTACAGAAGACGGAATAATAGTTTTAGTCCTTGCGCTGTACCCTTAGAAGCATAAAGCTCTTTTATGTGTTTCTGTAAAAGACGTTTGTCAACAACCGCGTCTTGTGGAATACCGAACATGTACTTTTTACGGAACTCGTCGACGAATCGATCAATCGTCGTGTCGATATCTCTGTATTCAGGAAGCCTTCTTGAATCATACAGAACGCCGTTCGTTTCTTCCATCCACTCGAAGTATGCTTTTACGAACGCAATGAACGTGTCTCCCTCTTCTCGATAGATAGAGGGAAACTGTTGTTCTATTAATGGAGAAATCAATTTCTCGATATCTTTCATTGCGTTCTAATTCCGTTTACTTCGATCGACACATCTTCGTCGTCAATGATTAGTATTTTGTTCGTGGTGATTTCTATGTCGGCGTTTTCTAACTTCGCATATATTTTTATATACGAATCGAGATAAGAATCCACTAAGAAACCAGAAAGTTTGACTTCTCCGGTGTCATAGTTGACACTGCCAACCGAACTCTGTAGAATACTTGTTCTATTGTCTAACTCGGTGGTATAAACGTACAAGTTCCCGACGCCGTCGTCTTGTATATAGCAAACATATCCGTCGTACTGGAATGGTGTTGAAGAAATAGTCGGCTCATGTCCAGAAGGAAGAGCATATCTAACACCTTCTCCATACAGCTCATTCTCAAAACTCCAGTCGGCGTTGAAAGGAACAAACGGAGTTGGAGTAATTCTTTTTATTAATTTTACGCGAGTGTCGTTAGAAACGATAGAAGGTTCTGCGGCATCGATAGCGGCAAATAGCTTAGATACTCTTAGGTCTGAACCAAAAAGAGATAAATTGTCTTCGCTGAAATTCCCAATAGTCTCTGTGACAAGAACTCGAATATTGTTAGCAGTATTGAGTGTTTCGTTGACGTTGTATTTGACTTTCGACTCTATTCCAAGATACAAATATTCTGGATCTATAATGATCGGATCGATCGACACTGGCGTTTTGTCTGATAGGAAATCAATAATTTGTTCTTTTACAGAAGTAGACAGAGTCTCTGCTCCGAACGGCTTGGCAGAAATCACCACCTTACCGTATCTTTTTGGAGTAGCTTCTTCTCCGCCATATGCAATTATAGTTTGTATAGAAGGGAACTGAGATTTTAACAAAGCAACATAATCAGAAGTAGTAACAGCTCTGCTCTGAGTCGAAAATGACCTAATTGCGTTGTATCTAATTGATTCTGAATTTTCGGACTCTGAGCCGCCCGAAGAAGAACCCGACGGAACAAGTGTAAATCTGTTTGCGCTGTAGCCATACGCCGGTGTTGTTACTCTGAACGAAGAAACTCCGTTGCCCTCTACGCCAGCAGTTTCTCTATATGTAACGACCACGACATTACCTGGGATCAATTGTTTTCCCAATACTCCGTTGCCAAATCCAACAGCATATTTAAAATCATCAGCGGGCTGTACGAAATATACTTCGCTGTCTGGGCTCAACCCGAAAACAGAATCTGTTTTTTTCCAAACGCTGTTGGTCGCGACAGAAGAAGATTTTCTAACTTGAACTTGTATCGAAGAAGTGTCTATGATGTTAGAAGAAAGTTCAAACACTCCTAATGCATTATTAGCGTTGACTACAAAAGCCTCTGTTCTGATTGTGCCTTCGTAAAAAACTACGTTAGCTGCATAGCCTGTTTCTCTGGTCAGAACTACAGATTCATTAGTAGAGAAGTTATATGTGTTTGACGAACTTTCGCCAGTTACAGAATAATATGGCGGAAGTACAATGAATTCTGGGTTATCAGGCGGACTTGCCAATATAGTGGCTTGAATGCTTGCAGCTGCTCTTGATCTCGGAACGTAGTTTAGTTCCTTCGCGTGAGAAACGATTGACTCACGAAGCTGCGCGGTATCCATAAACATTTCACTACCAACCATGTTCAAGTAGATCGCGTTATGATAGGTGTTATATGCGAGCAAGTCTAGCAAAACAGAGAGGTTTGAACCTTCAAAGTCATAATCTTGAAACTGAGACTGCTGGCTCAAATACTGCTTGAGACTGTTCTTGTAAGTAAGAAAGTCGAGCTGAGTGTTGTTTAGAAAGCCTTCGTTTGCCATTTTACCTTATCCTGGTTAGGAAGAACTCGACGGTTCCTACTTGTTCTGTGCTTCGTATAGAGAAGATGATAGTCACATAATATGTTTGCCTGTCATAGTCTGGCTGAACATCGACGTCATTAAGTATGGCTCGCGGCTCAAATTCTACCAGCGTGTTTGTTATGGCGTCGCGAATAGAAATGGTGGTGATTGGAGTCATTGGCTCAAAGAGAAGCGCCTTGATTCCAGAACCGATGCGAGGATTGAGAAGTCTCTCATACTTATCTGTGAGTATCAGATTCTTGACAGCACGCTTTACCGCGTCTAATTCTGTGAGCTGTACGAGGTCATTTGTGTCGGCGATTGCGACCAAACTGCGCGCTGAAGTCGCTGTAGGTTGGCGGCTTTTTAATGGGATTTTCTTTGCGGAATGACATTGATTAGCCTTATGACCTTTACGGTATTTAGTATAACTTACTCACCCTAATTTGTAGGTTTTTTCTTTGACGTCATCCAAAAACNCGTCGGGTCGCCAGTCATTTTGTCTTATTTGTTTTGCGGTCATTTTAATGTCGCCGAGCTTGTTGAACATACTTGTGTTGCCAGCGACATCTAAGTTAAAAATTGCCGCCGACCTTCCAGTTTACATCTCCGACAGTATCAATGTTTGTGTTTCCGTTAGAAGAAATGTTGACGTCACCAATTACAGTGATATTCAAATTTCCTTTCACGAACAAATCGTTGTCTTTATATGTTACCTGCTGAATGCCATTTTGTCGCACGCATAACAATTGTTCTGTCGGGCATCAAAGTGATGAAGGTTCCGTTCTTGTGCTGGATGTTTATTCTTTCTCCATCATCAGAGTCATCCATCTCTATGAAATGGCCGCCGTTGGATTTTAGAATTACATTCTTACCGTACTGGGATTTAAACATACTTTTCTTTTCAGAAAACTTTTTAGCCGCCAGCAGTCTCGGCGACAACTGCGGATCTATCCTTCCAATCAGAAATAGGAGTCTTGTTATCAATCGGACGTTCTTCTGGCAGCATGTGGTCTGGGAATGAGACTAACTCGTTACCCAGCATGTCTTGTTTGCCAACCAGACGTCCGTACTTAGAAACTAGACCCTGGTCGATTGTTATTTCTTCCGGAAGCTGCGCCGCCACAGTATTGAAAGCAGAAAAAATATTGTTATCGATGATGCCATTTAGTTGCGAGAAGTAGTTGGAAAGATTCTGCAGCTTACTCAGCGCACCACCGAACGCACCACCGAGCTTGCCTACTATATCTTCGATTGCAGTGTTAATTTCTGCGAATTCTTCAGGAACGCCGACTATACCTATATTAGAAGGCGAAATTCCTTTACTAATCAGAACATTAATCTGTTCTTCGATTATAGCTTTTGCTTCCTCCGGTTTTGTTGTCAGAGGATCAATCTTTGGATTGATTACAAACTTTTCATCTTTGTTTACTACATTCAGAGATTCAAGTTCTTTTAATACTTCTTTATAGCTCACGGAGCGCCTCCGATGATAGTTGGCTTCTTGCTGACTTCTTCGCCATAGATATTTGTCGTTCCGTCTGGCGAGGTTTCTGGAGTGTGTTTTTCGCTGGCTGGCTTATTAGAACGAAGCGTATATTCCCAGTGCCATGATTCTACTTGTGGTCCTCTACCGTTCAAATAGATTCGCTTGAAGCCAAACTTCTCGGCGTTCTTCATCAGCCAATGGTACTCTTTTTTATCAAATATCTGAACACCGAGATCCACAGCCAATCCGCAGCCATGATTTGATTTTCCTGCAGTAGCAGCAAGAGCGCCACTCGCTGCCTTTTCCTTAACCTGTCTGTCGAACGTTCTATAAGAATCGTTTATAACCCACGAAACACCATCTCTTTGAGCAGCAGCGACCATTGCCAAATAAGACTCAGCAGCTTCTTTGACCAACAGCGCAGGTCGACCTGCGCTGTCGGTTCCCACGCGCACCAGAGTAGAGGTGTCGAGATTTCCGTTTCCGCCGACGATAGACCCGTCTAGATTACGGTGTGATACAACCACCAGGAACTGGAGCTGGTTTGTGATCAGTAGCTGTATCAGGGATGTCAAACAGCTCTGATGCGGACGTTAGAAAGACCAGAGAACATTTGTTGGAAGGAACCGAAGAATCGTCCGCTAGAAGACTGAACCGAAGTGCCAATAGTACCAAGTATGAATGGTTGCTGTGCTTCCGAACCATCCATGAAGAACCCGAGAACCATTTCTCCAGAGTTAATCTTTGCAGTGCCTCCGTTCATGACCGGCGCCAGGGGAAGTTCTTCCGTTAGAACATGAGAACCAGCAGGATGGAATCCGAATATTCTAACGCGCACTCTTCCTAGCTTTTCTGGGTCGTCGAATGTGTCTTCGACTAATCCAATCCACCAAATAAACTGACCGTAGGGTGTGTCTGCCAAGTTTCTCATGTTATGTGTTCACCGAGTTATCGTTTGGTTGCTTAGTTACATCTTCCTCGTATGTGTCTTTGCAAAGATCTACGATAGTCTGGAAGATATTGTCTTTGATGTTATGCTTTACCGCCCATACAATGAAGTCGCCGCACTGTCTTCTAGTTTTTTTATCGTCGCCGACCGTAGATTTAGCTGGCACGTCTAGGCGCAAAATATCGCCAGGTTTGATGGCTTGATTACCATAAACCTCAATAGTTATCTGAGTTTGCTTCAGCAGTTTTTTCTGTATACGGGTGCTGATATATTTTTGTAAATAATCAGACCTGTCCCAAGCATTGTTAGAAATAGCGATGTGGGTGGTAGGAGTAAAATCGTAGTCCAATCCCGCAGGGTTTAAAGCTTCTTCGCCATATATTGAAGCAGAAGTGTCTATCGGGAAATTGTCGCCGAGCAAAAACACATTTTTCTGAAGATCCGGCAGTGTATCGGCGCCATATTTAAACGCGTCGCCCTGTGTCTTTGCTTCTTTATTTACCAAGTCGATGAACACGAGTTCGCTTCGCAAAATTCCGGAACGCATTAGTTCGAAATAATCTGTGTGGTTATATTGGGCCAGGTACAGAACTCTGAAGTAATCTTTCTCCGCGCTGCTGTCTGTGTCTGTATTATTTTTCTCTGGGTAGAAGGTATATTTCCACGCTTTCTCTTTATTTTCTTCGCTGGCCATCGATCGAAGGCTCTTTAGTTTGAAGCCCTGATAATCTTCGAAAAAATAAAACGCGCTGCCCGGCGCGTCAATTCCATTCCCGCTACCGGCAATAGACTTTCTCAGCAACTGAGCAATAGCCTGAAATGGCTTGACTTGGTGGAAGAAGATTCCGTTTTCGATTCTGTTGTCTGTGTCTATCCAGTCGCCATATTCTTCCTTACCTAACCTTTCTGGTTGGTCTTTCTCAATCAAACGAACGGCAATCTTTTTTATCAATTCAGAAGGAGTTTCTTCTTTCATTTTCTCTAACAATGGCCACTCGTTTGCTATTGCGGCAAATGTGTATGCTGCAATATCGTAGCCTTTTCTGTTTTTCCGCTAGTTGACTGCAGCTGTCCATCAATGTTCGTGATGTAAAATCTAAGCGCCGATTATTATTTTTTCTGCTGGGTCGTCTTCTGTTTTCTTTATAGTGACTTCAATTATACTACCGACTTGCAAGTAGTTGTCGTCGATTAAGTTTATGCTGTCTGACAATGTCAGTTCCATTGACATTGACATGTCTTCTAACGAAGAAAACAACGTCATGCTTTTGACGAACGCAGCAATGCCCACACCGTCTGCGTCTTTATTTTGTTTCAAGACGACCGAATAACGAAATTCTCTTACGGTGTTTATATTTTCTTTAATTAACGTAATTTTGTTTTTGCTGCTCATATTATCTCAGGCTCTTTTCCAATTCTTCTGCTATTTTATCTGCATATATACGATCGATAAGCTGAATGTTTCTCTTCTGCTCGTTTAGCTGAAACTCTTTGTCATATGCGTAAACGGGGCTCAAGTTCAGAGACAGAGAAGAGTCGATCGAAGCATAATAATTACGAGTGTCGATAGAAACTGTTCGATTGATATTATCTGTGTACTCTACGATAGTAGATTGAGCGGTTTGTATTGAACCATATTTCTTTGTTAGATACGCGTCGAACTCTGCACTGGTCATCACCCACTCATAATAAGGATCTACGATTTGGTTCGAGAGAAGAACAAGCCAAGTGTAATCAACAGAATCGTAATAGTTGAATGCAACGGTGCTCGGCTTCTCGCCGTCCTTAACTTCGTAAGTATAAAACGAAGTGTCTGCAAGAAACACATCTCTGGCTATATTGCTCTTCAACATTATATTTCTTACTTTTACGTCGTTATAGAAAACCAACGGAAAGTTTTTGAAGTATTGAGATGCCATTATGGTAGTCCTGTTAATTTTTTATAGGCTACGCCAGCGGCATTTTTTCCGCCCGCCTCGTCCACAAGAGAATTAAATTGGTCGCGCAATTCATTAATTGTGATTTTATATCTTTCTGCTTCTTGCGCGTTTCCTGCGGCCACCGCTGCTGCCCACTGATTAAACGCGTCTGAATATTGTTTTGCTGTTGTAGCTATTTCTGTGTCCAGCTTTTTCGCAGATGCATCTGCGCTCTCTGGCGCTTCGCCGGTTTCTGGATCAACGCCAATAGCTTCTGCGGTTCCGACAGAATCTCCGCTGCGGAGATTAGGATTCATGCTGGCACTGTTGAAGCTTGTTATGGTTTTCTGGTTGAGTAGGGAATATCTCTCTAAATTCTAAATCTAGCGTTATGTCTTTCGGGGCATCTGTTCCTGCGAAGAAAACTGCGCCAGCGCCGGAAGGAGAATAGTTCACTGCAATTCTAGTGAGAGCACATCTAGAAAAGGCAAACAAATATTCTGTATCTACGAAAGCCAATTCCCACTCCCAAGGAACTTCCAACAACAGACCATCGTCCGATGGCTTTGGCAAAGAAAGCAACCTTAGTGTGTTTATGATTTGTCTAATATTGTTAGACTCTTCTGGACTCTTGGGTTGTAAATTAAATTCTAAAACTGAAACCGCGTTGGTCAACATTCTCGAATATAGTTTGCAGCAAATGGGTTTGGCACGTTGCCTTAAAAAGGCGGTTGCTGCGTCGCCTACACCGGGAACTGCGCCAAGCGCAGCGCGAATCGCATAGCTTGCGGCGCTCTGTGCAGGATCTCCCAATGAACCAGAACCCTGTATTCTCTCAGAAACATCTTGTCCCAGAGAATAGCCAGCAGCAAATCCACCAAGGCGTTTTGCCACTGTAATTTACAGACAATGAATCCATGATTTTTAGCGGCAGCGGGAGCCAGATATATTCGCCGTATTCTTTTGATGTAGGAGCACTGGTTAGTTTTGCTGTGAACTGACTTGCTATCTGTCCCAAGTTAGAAACGCCACGTATCGCATCCGCGGCGCGATTAATCTGCTCGTCTTGTCTTTCTTCTGCCGTCTGAGTTTCAGAAGTCGCTCCTGATCCACTGCTGCCAAATATTCCCGAAAGATCTAGATTGAATTTCTTAAGAGAAGTTTGCACTGGTCTGAGAAGAAGACCCATTCCAAGGTCAGTTTGCTCGTCGAGTGCAAATAAACCACCTTTAGGAATTAAACTAATGGAAGTTTCTTCTGATTTTTTTGCGACTGGCGACTGACCTGGCTGATAGGTCTGCGCACCGTTCTGAAAATACTTCGGATTACCTGCTGGCATATAAATACCTTGTTATATGTACTCTTTATTTAGGCGAAGCCATGGCATGGAAAGGAAGATACAAGGTCAAGAATCCCGCTAAATACAAGGGAGACCCGACTAAAGTTATTTATAGATCTTCTCTCGAGCTCAAGTTTATGAACTACTTAGACACCCACCCAGATGTGATTGAGTGGAACTCAGAAGAAGTAATCGTCCCATATCGATGTGTAACGGACAATAAAATGCACCGTTATTTTGTTGATTTCTGGTATAGATGTAAGAAACCAGACGGAACCACGCAATCTTTTCTGATAGAAGTTAAGCCCAAGTCGCAAACAAAAGAGCCGAAGAAACAACAGCGCAGAACCAGACGGTACATAAACGAAGTTATGACTTGGGGCAAAAACCAGTCTAAATGGAAAGCTGCTGAAGAATACTGTAAGGATCGCGGATGGAAGTTTCAGATAATAACAGAAAAGGAAATTAACGGCTAATGCCTGCCTCAATATACACCAAATTAGCAAAAGACGCCAGCAGTTCCGGCGTTGACATATCTAAGAGGACTAAGAAGTCAATAAGCTGGCTGCGCGCGAGATATGCAGACATCACTAGAGCTTCGGTGGCACCTGTTAAATTTGTCAACGAATCTGAGCGCAAGCGAAAGCGCGGAAAGATCGGTAGAATGTATATGTTCGTCTATGACCCAAAGACAAAAGAAGAACTTCCATTCTATGATAGATTCCCATTGATATTCTTTGTCCAGCCACTATCAGACGGATTCTACGGAATCAATCTTCACTATCTGCCGCCGATATTGCGCGCGAGGTTGATGGATTCTTTATACGAGACACAAGTAAACGGCGCAGCGATGGACGAGACTACTAGAATGAAAATCAGCTATGCCATACTTTCTGCTGCTGCAAGGTTTCGCTGGTTTAAGCCATGTTTCAAACATTATCTATACAAGCACACTAGATCTCCGTTGTTGTATGTTCCGCCAGAAGAATGGGATATGACTGTATTCTTGCCTTCCGAGCAATTCAAAAAGGCAACCAAAGAAGTGGTCTGGAAGGATAGCAGGAGAAAGATTCAATGAACAGGTTTGATATTTCAGAATTCACCAGTAAGTTTTTAGAAGTTGGTCTATTGACCAAATCTAACTTTTACATAAAATTCAATCCACCAGCTTCTCTAGACCCAGATCTAAAAGACGTAGCAATGCTTTGCGGAGCAACACAGCTTCCTGGCAAACGTCTGATGACAACAGAACTGAAACCATACGGATATGGACAGACAATCAAGTCTCCTTATGACGTACTCTATGACGATATTGAATTGACGTTTTTTGTGGACGCTTCGCGCGCGATGGCAGTTCAATTATTCAACGATTGGTTACGTTTGACGATCAGCGAATCCAGAGAATTTCCTAAAAACGCTATGAGAGTGGGATACAGGAAAGATTACACCTGCGACCTAACAATATATGTTGTCAGCCAGCTTGCAGGTTCTGGCGAGGTAGAAGACTCCGATGATGTTTCACAAGATGGCGGAATGGCGGTGATTGAATGTACTCTTGTCGACGCTTTTCCTATTCAAGTAGGTTCGATAGAACTGGACTGGGGTGTCGCAGACGAGTTCATACGCCTTCCTGTTACGTTCGCGTTCAGAACAGCCGAATATCGTTATGGGAAGTTTAGTCCGATTGGCGGAGAGCAGCGTACGAGCTACAAACCAATTGCGCCGTTCAAAAATATCACAAAGACTCCGCAAGCATTGGAAACAGGCTTCTCGTTCAATACTCTGACAGGAACGCTCGTCCGAGGATTACAACAAGCATCAATTTTCAAGACTCAGTGGGATAATCTACTGAATTCTTCTGGTGCGCAGCAAACAACACAAGCTCTGATGCCGTTCATTGGTAACAATAGAACTGCTACAGACACTATAAATAACCTTGGCACAATAATTACGAACACGCAATTTGTGCGAAGAAACGCTTCTAGCATACTGAAGTTCCCTTAATTAATGATTGACTGATCGGAGAAATACTATGGCATTGCCAAAAATTAAACAACCAATTTTCGAACTTACTATTCCGTCGACAGGAAAAAACATTCGATATAAGCCATTTACTGTAGCAGAAGAAAAACTGCTGTTGGTTGCTAAAGAAAGCAACGAAACTAAAGACATAGTAAATGCATACAAAGGCATCATCAACAACTGCTGCCTTGACCCAGTCGATGTAGACAAGCTGTGTTCGTTTGACATTGAATACCTGTTTATCAACATTCGCTCTAAGTCGGTATCCAACATCATCGAAGCTACAGATTACCGACGAAGAAGATGGAAACAAGTACAACGTAGAAATCAATCTAGATGCAGTACAAGTGAGCAAACCTTCTGCAGAAAAAACCGTCAAGCTGAGCGACGACATAATGGTGTCTAGTGAAGTATCCCACGTTTGACTTCCTGGCGAATATTCGTTCAGTTGATGATGCCAGCCAGATGTTCTCAGTCATTGTCGGGTGCATAGATCAGATTTATGAGGGCGACACTGTTCATGAAGCCGAGAATTACACTCGCAAAGAACTAGAAGATTTCGTTATGTCGCTTGGAATGAAAGAGCTTTCTAACATGAAAGATTTCTTCCAAGAAATGCCAAAGGTGTACGTCGATGTCTCTTACAAGAGAAAAGACGGAACAACCAAGACTTCTAGAGTCGAGGGTATTCAAAGTTTTTTCGACTAATGCTGGGGTATATGACCCTATCGCACTACTACGAGTTAAACTTTTCTTTAATGCAACACCACAAATACACGCTTGAAGATATAAACAATTGGATTCCTTTTGAACGAGACATCTACGTTAGTATGTTAATCAAACATCTAGAGAAAGAAAACGAAAGGATGAAACGAACAAGTAATGGCTGACAATAAAGAGACAGAAACGTCGATCAATGCGACGTCAAACAACACAAAGAAGCTGGCTACCGTTAGCGCGAATACGTTGACCATTCAGGAAGAACAGCTATCAATCCTTAAAGATATCTCCAACCTTGTAAAGAACATATCAGACAATATCTTTGCTGGCCTGGTGGCAACGTTGCCATCAGAAGCAATGGAACTTCTGATGGCGCCGCGAGCCACCCCAGTTGATGCTCTTGCCGAGAAAGAGAAAGAAAGAGAAGGAAAATTAGGCGCGAAGGCGGGGGACAAAAATACACTTGATTCGTTGAAGAAACTCTTTGATGAATACTTTGGTATATTCAAAACAGTATTTAATGTGCTCAAGGTAATATTGATACCAATGATACTCGGGTTCATTCTTGGGTTTAGAAAGAAATTTGATTTATTGACAGTAGCACTCACTGTCGCTATATTGTATCCAATAAGAACTTTCAAGTTTATGATTAGGGTATTTGGATTTTTATTTGAAGCTCTAAAGTTTGTCGGAAAGCAAGTATCTAAAATTGGACCTGTGTTCAAGGATGCCGTCGATGGCGTAACCAATTTCTTCAGAAGAATACGCATATTCTTCTTGAGAACGCTGGATTTGAAAAATATACTGAAGCCTATAACTTCTCTGTTCTCTGGTGGCGCCGGTGTATTTCAAGGATTAGCAAAAGTACTCGGAGGAATCCTCAAAGTATTCGGCAAATTATTTTTGCCATTAACGATAATCATGGGTATATTTGATGGAATAATGGGAGCAATTGAAGGATTCGAAGAAGGAGGGATTGTCGGGGCAATCAAAGGCGCTCTTGTTGGAATCGTCGATGGGGCGATTGGGTGGTTGGTCGGAATCGGACAGTGGATTGTTTCTAATTTACTAGAGATGCTTGGATTTGACGACCTCGCTAAAATAGTAGAAGAATTTAACTTCAAGGAATTCTTAAAGAATTTCGCGGGATTCTTGTTTCCAATCGTCGGTATCCTGGAATTATTCGATGAAAACAGCTCGATGAGAAAAGCAATTTCCGAGGGCTTCCAGAAGATACAAGAAATCGCAGAGCCAATCATCAGCTTCTTCAAGAACTGGGGTGCGTTCGCGTTGTTTGACGAAAACAGCCCATTGAGAAAAGCCATTGCGGAAGGTGTTCAGAAGATACAAAAAATAGCAGAACCAGTTATTAGTTTCTTCAAGAACTGGAGCGTGTTCGCTCTGTTTGACGAAAATAGCTCGCTAAGAAGAAAGATGTCGGAGGGCGCAGAAACACTAAAACAAATTTCCGAAAACATTATCGGCTTTTACAAAAACTGGAGCATTTTTGCACTGTTCGACGAAAACAGTGCAATGAGAAAGAAGATGGCCGAAGGCGCTCAGAAGCTAGCAAACGTTGGCGAAAATATCTCTAACTTCTACGAAGGTATATGGGAATCAGTGAGTGGTTGGTTCGGCGGTATGATAGATTCGGTGAAAACGAAAATAGAAGAATTCTCGTTCGTTGATTTGTTAGAACAGTTGTGGGCGGCAATCAAAGAGTGGATTCTGGACGCGCCGGCAAAATTGCTTGCCGGTTTCAAAGAGACGGGAAGCGATATTCTCGAGTGGGCCAAAAATAAAGCCGCTGAAATCAAAGGCGATAAAGAAACAGAAGTTGCTACAGCTCCAGCACCTGCTCCTTCTCCAGCAACTACTTCTTCTCCGATGCCTGCTCCTTCGCCACAAGAAAGAAACAAACAAGAGTTGGAGAGACAAACAGAGCAAAACAAAGATCTAGCTGCCGCGCCGCCGAAACCTGTACAGTCTATTTCTCCGACTGTGGTTTCCGTCGACAGAAGCACGCAGCAGGCGGTCACCTACAACAAAGAAATGCACGCCTCTAAGCACAGGGGTTCTCCCGGAATGGCGACGGCGAGCTCATATTGAGCCAATGAAAAAACCCCGCTTTCGCGGGGTTTTTTTTCATAATAAAATCAATGACTTACGTCAACGCGGCTCTCACCGGTCAATCGTTGGCTAGGTCTCGGAAGAAAGACATATCGTCATCTTCGCTGTCAGCTGCCATCGTCTTGGTCGGCATTTCCTTTGCCTCAGCAACCTTCGCACGAGGAACGTACTCGGTCACTTCCTCGTCGACGTCAGCTGCATTAGCACCAACAGTTCCGGTAGCACCGAGAACCATATCGAGATGCTTCTTGAGCTCATCATACGTCTTGAAGTTCGAGGGATCTACCAACTTCTTCAGGCTGTGCTGCGAAGCCCAAATAGCCTCTAGCTTGGAATCATCATCAAGAAGCGGAGCAGATGCATCGAACTGAGACTGGTCGTAGTTTCTATATCCAGCAACCTGACGAATCTTCAGTCGGAAGTTAGCACCTTCCCAAAGGTCAAAGGGATTGGTAGCAGTATCGCCATCAAACTCGGGATACATCAAAGCATTAACCTTGTCCCAAATCTTCTTGCCAAACTTGTACAAGAATACCTTGCCTTCGTTTTCTGGATTGGCTGGGTCTTTTACGACATAGACGTTGGCGATGTAAGAAAGCCTGCGCTTCTGCTTACGAGCCTGCTGACGATTAGGATGTTCGTCATCCTTAGTTGAGTTCCACAGCTGCGAGTTCAACTCACTGACTGGGTCTTTCTGACTAAGAGTAGTCAGAGAATTCTCGATGTACCACTTACCAGTTGGACCCTGGAATCCGTGGTCAAACATCTGAACGAAAGGAACGTCTTCACCCTGTGGTGCAGGAAGGAAACGGATAACGGCGAAACCATTACCAGCCTTGTCTACAGCAGGCTTCCAGAAGTTACCTTCGTCCTTATCATAGGACTTCTTGTCATTCATCTTCTCTAGCTGCTGGGTGAGCTTGCTGAATGAATCCTGACGGGTGCGCTTTAGTTGTTTCGAACGATTGTGTCATTTTAGTTTTCCTTTATATGCGGTGTATTAACGGTTATCACTCTTTCATAATGAGCATTATATTTAGTTACTCAAACCTCGACTCAATTATTTCTTTCATCTTGGCTTTATCGAATACCAAGAACGGTGTATACTTCTTAATTGTCATGTATGTGTCTTTCCACACTGGGTCATACTCGCTGATATTTTTGTTCCAGTAAGGGACAAAGTTCAGCACAGCATTCATAATGCACAAAGATTCCAAACTAAACTCTTTGAGTAGATACAGCCTGAGTAGGTATGGATGACTTCCATCATCCACCACCAAGTTGCCATCCAAGTCGTCTTTCAAATTGGACAGCTCTGACTTGAAGTTATACGTCAGGGATTCCTTTCGCTTCTTCCAGTTCAGATATGTTTCCTCGCCAGAGGAATCAATTATATCACCAATCCATGCCTTGTGTCCGCGAGCAGAAATATTCGCCAACAGATACTCAAAAGGCTCTGGTTTCTTGGAAAGTTTCATGAAGAAATACTTATCTCTACGAACCTCGAACGTATCTTCCTTTACGTTCATCTTGCCGCCATAACGATGATAGTCATAACTCGGCGAAGAGAAATGGGTCTTCAAGGCAAGGTAAGTACTGTAACATTCAAATGGAGACACTTTCATACCTCAATATCTATGTCCGCGATAACTACACTTCAGGCAATGAACATTTCTTTGCGGCGGTTGCGTTGACAACATATTTCCGTCTGTGTCCATCAATTCGCTGCCACACTTGGGACAAGCTATACCATTTTTTCTCGGGTATGGCTTGTTCATTTCGTAGTAGTATTCCATTGTTTCTTTGTTATGCTGGTCGAGTGTTTTCATATTTCCACCAATTGGGTTGACCGCGAACCTTCCAAGAAGCCATGCGATGTTTATCGCCGAGATAATAATTGCGATACGAATGAACTGAATCGCTCTTTACCTTGTAAACTTCGGGCATAGCGGGAGTTGGTTGGGTAAACGCAGAATTTGGAATATTCTCAGGAGCCCAACCGCTGAGCCACTTCACTAGACCATCAGACTCGCACTTATGAACGCGACCATATCGAGCAGTGTATTCTTTGCATAGCTCGACTAACAAGGCTGCAAGCCAGTTGTAGTTCTGCTTGCTCTGGCGAACCCAGACAGCAGAAGGGTGATTGATGTGGGTGGCTTTATACAGTAGCGTTTCGCCAGCGAAAGAATTCTCTAGCTTCCAGCGTTTGATGCGGCGACCACTAGAGGAGTCGATATACTCGACTCCGTCTAGCACTCGGTGCGCAGTAGAAAGAAGCTGACAATACTCAAGAATCATCTTAACGACATGTTTGTCAAGATGATACTCGGCACATCGCTTTACATCATGATCTAGATAGAAGATATTCATTACAATAATGATACTACCAATTCACGCAATAGTAAATTAATCGGGCTTCTTGGCTCGACCTGTTTTTGGTTTTACGCTCGCTGGCTCGTCGACTGCGCCAATAATATTGTCAACGCACCCGAGTTGGAGAGCTTCGGACGAAGACATATAAAAATCGTGGCGCATGTTATAGATTTCTTCCAGCTTGTTGGGAGTAATCTTAGTCCGACGCAGGGTAATATCTTCAATACGAGACTGTAGCCTGGAAGCCTCTAGGAACTCAGACTCAACTTCTTTCAAAGTTCCGATAACACCAGTAGACACTTGGTGGTACATATGAGTCGAGTCAACATAACAAGAACGCTTTGTGACCGCTGATTGCGATTAGGAAGCCGCAAGCTCATAGCAGTGCCGGTGACGATGGTATGAATCGGAGTGCTGCATTCGCGCATGACGGACAGAAGTCCGAAGCACTGGTATACCATACCACCATAGCTGTCGATGGTAAATATTAATCGGGCGCGGAGAATAATCGAGATTATGTAGAGCATACAACTTCTTGATGTACTTGTCGTGCTTCTCAATAGCAAGGATGTTCTCAGTTAGTGCGGCAATGCTGTCTTGATCCACCTGCTTGGTGAAAAACAGGTCACGCTTTTTCGGCTGCGGCAGACTAACTTCTTCGCTGGAGTCGATTACCAAGTTAATATCTTCGCTCATAATTTATTCCTTTAATTATTATAACGGTAGTTTAGCAGTTCTTTCGAGCAGATTTAGTTCTTTACATTCTGCTTCTAACTTTGCTTTGATGACTTCTGACTTTTTGACCAAAGAACCTATAGAAGAAGGTTCCATATCATTTTCTTCGCAGAAGGAAAGAATAGCTTCTAGATAGCCCATCCCTAGCTTTACTTTACTTTCAACAGCCATAGCGAAAGTATTAGCGTCAAATTTCTTTTCAAGTTTACCCAGCATAAAAAATATGATTTCCTATTATCGCTATGATTTTCTTTTGAGAAGCCCACGCCGGAGAAACAGAATCGTTGTGGAAATGTATTACTTCCTGATTCAGATTACCTTCGTTATACTTCTTTATAATTTCCTGTACGACATTTTTCGTTTGTTCGTTAATGTCGTTCGGGATTTACTCTATGCTACATTGGTATATTGTGCTTCTCTGGTAGACCACACCACAAACACTATCTGGTATAGTGTCTGTTATTCNNTCTGTTCAATACAGTAGCGACCGACTAAAACAGAACCTTGTGCCTTTCTGCCGCTGGTTTCATTAAACACGACTGCTTCTAAACAGTAGATATCTTCTTCGCTGAACGTGTTACTTTCTATTTCTATTTCTTGTATGACGAGCTCTTCAGACCAATTTTCTATTTGCTTTGCTTCCTTGCTATGGCTATCGGGCCACACTAAGCCAAAGGTCAAACTCGCGAGGATAACTGACTTCTTTATCAGAGTCATAGTCGTTCCTTTTGATTGGTGAAAAACTATTTAGCTGAGAGGGAGCTTTGCGGCTCCCTCTCATTAACACTTGTTAATCTTAGCGAGTAAAAACGCTAGAGCCAGCAGCAGCATAAGCAGCAGCAATCATGCGACGGCTCGGGGTTCCAAGTCGATACGTGATCTTCCCGTTGCTTCCTGTATTGCTATAGACAGCATGTCCGTCGGCACGCAGCTGCCGAATGACTTCGTGTGCATTGCCCGCGCGATAGCTGTTGGTAATCTGCGATGCAGTAAGGGTCTTGCCGGCGCGCAGCGCGTTCAAAACAGTTTCTTTATTGCTCATATTAAATTCCTCATGTTATGGTTAATTGCACTGGTCGGGAATATCACTTAGATACTTATTACCAGTTCAACTATTATACCCTATAAACCTATGTTAGTAAAATAATTAAAACATATGAACTTCTTCGTGTGNCAGGTTGTATAATTCTGAATACTTCAGCACAATTCCTTTTTCTCTCCCCAGAGCTTCTATTTCCCAGGGTCTCTCCCAATAGTCCATTTCCCACTCGTAACGCTTTCCGTGCCAAACGCATATTTCGTTGTTTGTGCTAGGGAGCTGTCTTAGTTCGCCCAGCGCGTATTGTTTTACATGAACCAATTCGTGCGCAAGGGTTCTCAAATATTGAACAATGTCAGTTGTTTCTGGAACACAGAACTCTATTAAAAATTGTTTCGGCGGACATGCTTCGTCTTCCCAGACGCATTCCGCCAAATTTTCGTCTTCTTTGTAAGGCTTGTGAACCAGTTTAACTGAAAGAGTTTCTGCGAGTTTATCCTTAAAGTATTTTTTGGCAAAAAATTCACAGAACCTTCTTGCGTNNAGTTTTTTGCTCTTTGGTTCCGCCCCTAATAGTTATTCTCATTTCGGAATTGCTCCCTTAGATCTTTGAGTAAATCGACGTAGTCGTCAACGTATGCATGATATAGGTGAGTCTTTCCTGTTTCTTCCGTTGCAACGAAAATCAAAATGTGATCGATTTTCATTCCTGTTCTTTCTTCCCACATCTTCGCGTATCCTGCGCCTTGGCAGAAATAATTGGTGATGTAGGATTTTTCGTTTTTTCTTGCGTGATGTCTTCCAGTCCATGACTGCGTATTTGCCAAAATATTTGCCAATACAGTCTACCGTTCCCGCCACTTCCAACTCGTCGGAATATAGCTGAGATTCAACTGCAAGCACTTCTTCGAGACCTTGTGATATCTTTCGTTGGAGAGTCTTAAACAGATGAATGGCATCTGGCATTGCTTTCTCAGCAGCTTCGTTGAACTTTGCTTCATTCTGAAGAACATAATATTCTGCCAGATTGTGCATTGCAGTTCCGCGCGAGGAAGCGACACGAGAAACTCGGTTTGCTTCTTGCTCTCCAACAGCCTTCCGCCAAGCCTTAATTCCCTCTCTTCCCATCAATCCAGTGACGCCCGTCAGGGAAGGATAGGACTTCCCTGACGGTGTCTGATAAGTTCGCTTCCCGTCAGCATTTATCTGCTTGATTTTAGGAATGACGAATTCATCTGTTCTATTAACTACTGGCAATATTGTATAAAGTGGTGTCACGCAAGTCCCATTTCAGTTTTTGTAATGATATAATCTTTCACGAGTCCCGAGCGCACGATGTCAGTCTCTAGGAATTCAATGTGGTCAAACCGCTTCATCTTGTCCAGAATTGCCATGAAGTCATGAATACCACTTTTCTCTTTTGCGTTCTTCAAATCAGTCTGGCGGAAGTCGCCGCAGAACACAACCTTTGTTCCTTCGCCGACACGCGTGATTACAGAGTCAAGTTCGGCAAACGAAAGGTTCTGAATCTCATCTACGATGACTACCGCATTATCAATTGTCAGACCGCGGATGAACGAGGTGGACATGAACTCGATGACATTCTTGTTCTTGAGAATGTCGTAAGCGTCGCCTCTACACAGAAGGTTGTTCACGATTTCTCTGTACGGTTGTTCATAAACTCTTAGTTTCTCGTCCAGTGTTCCTGGCATAAAGCCGACGTCGCGGGTGGCAACAGCACTTCGAACGATGTAAATCTTTTTGTAGGTTCCATATTCTAGCATTTCTTTCAGAGCGAGGTAAAGCGAAATGAACGTCTTACCTGTACCAGCAATTCCATGCAACAGCAAATGATTATCGTAGAAAGACTCAAACGCTTGCTTTTGTGTAAACGTCATAGGAGTGATTTCTCTCAGTTCTAGACCGAGGCTGTTGATTTTTGCTTTCTTGTTCTGGGTCTTGGCGGCTCTTTTCATTTAATGTCCTTGTTAAATGTGATATGGAATCATTACCAAGTGTTTACTTTACTCCCGTGATGTTTTGAGTGGATTTTTTGCAGCACCTCGCGGAATCCATTATCTGGCTTCTTTGCATCATTGTAGCTCATCGCTGGCGGTGCTTCGTGCCAGTGAATGATATGCGAGTTCTCCGAGAGGAACTCTTCCATCTCGGAGATACGCATAACCTTCTCGAAGACTTCGTCAGTCTCAGTGTTCTTTAGGTTGTACAGAGGCATCGTTTACCTGCTTTAATATTTCGTTCAAAAGTTCGTCAGTGAGAACCGGGATCATCCTCTTGGCCTCGTTTCTGGTCATGCGTTCTTCGCGTATCATTTGTGCCACGATTACTGTTCCGGCAGAAATGGCGCCTATAGTGAAGCCTAGCTTTTTACCTTGACGGTGCATCGCCCAACCGTATACGACAAAGAATACCACAGCTAAGAACAATCTTCATTTCCATGTGAATTCTGTTTCCTCTTCTGGAAATTCGTCTTCTGTGTATTCTAGAATGTGGTCCAGGTCATTTGACCTGAGGGCATTTCGTAAGTTTCGATTTTCGCGTTCCGGGCGTTTGGGCTTCTTGTTCTTATCTTCTCGTTCGTGATAAGAGGCTCGCTTGATAGTCATGTATTTTACTTCTCAGAATCCGCTTGATCCGCAGCAGCATTTTCTGCCACTTGCTTGGGAAACAACTGCGGATACGCTTTCCTAGCAACATGCGCTGACATCGGTTTCCAAGGAGTGCGATGTTCCTTCATGGCTAGAATTAGCTTGGCGTCTTCTGGGTGAAGACCTTCCAGATACTGAATGAACAACTGCTCTCGACGGACAGGGGCGATGTTATTTCCTGGGAAGAATAGATACATCTTCTTCCACTCAGAATAAAGCCTCTCTTCCAAGTCAATTGCCTGTTGTGGGGTGGCAGGTTTGTATGGGGGATCGCCTTCTGGGAGATCTAGGTTGATGTCTTCGTCAAACATAACTTTCAGAACACCCTGAAGAACCACGCTGTCGTGTTTGTGTAGATAAGCCACGCGAGACTGCACGTCTGGAAGNGCGGCGGTTTCTTGTAAAATTTGCGAGATNCGTTTAATCATTATTAGAACTCACTGATGTTTTCCATTAGAAATTTAAGTTTGTGTTTAATGAAGTAGTTGAACAACTTACTTCTATCTTTGCCAGATTGGGAATCATATTCAGAGATAATTTTCTGCTTTAATTCTTCTGGTACTTTATTTAGTGCAATGAGAAGTTTCATTTCTGCGCCAATTGCGTTTGCTCTTCGGGGCTTCAGTTGCTCGAACGGTAGTAGTCATAAAGTAGTCGAGGCGCTTCTGTGAAATAACTCCTTGGCGGGTTCCTGTTACGAAACAGTCGTCTTTAGACAGAATGTTAGGAATGCCGTCGCCCGCATCACCACGAATGATATGTTCTCTGAGAAACGCTTCTGCATCAGAACACGTCAACATTCGCTTTCGCGTCGGGTCGTATTGCTCGACATTGGTATAACATTGAAGCTGCTTGAAATCTTTGTCACCAGAGACAATCATAATTTTCTCTGCGTTTCCAAACTCGACGCCGTACTTATGACCCAAGACACCTATAATGTCGTCAGCTTCTGCGCCTTCTATGTGAATTACTCTGTATGGAAAGTGTTCTTTGAGTTCGTCGCGAACCTTAGCAAAAGATTCGAATATCAAATTCCAATCCGTATCTGAGGCTTCTCGGTTCTTTCGACGCGATGCTTTGTAGTAAGGAAAAACCTGGCGGCGCCAACTGATAGAATCACTGGCAATAACCATCTCTCCATAATCTTCTGCGAACTTCTTGCGAATATTACGCAGACCATTAAGAATCATATGACGAAGCAAATCTTCGTCCAACTTCGCATTCTGGTGAGAACCGAGCTGCGCCATCAGATTGGCGATCATAACTTGTTGTAGGTCGATGATAAACATTATTCTTCGTTGGCCATATTGTGAAAAACGTCAGCAACTTGCTGGATTGGGTGGAAAACTCCACGAGAGCGCATGATCAAAGAACATAAAGATTGCTGTACCATAGCAAAGTCCTTAGCCTCTACTTCGTCTATACCAGATTCAGCCATGAACGCCCACGTAGACTCTAATGCCTCTTCTGCAAGGTGGTTGGCCGAAATAAATTCATCAGCAAGAGAATCTGTTTGATTCTTCTCGGCCAGTTTTTTTGAGAAATTGATCACATTGTTCATGCGTACTTTGCCTTTCTGCCTCGTTTGGCTGGTGCTGGTTTGCTAATAGCTGCTGCTTCTTTAACAGCATCTTCTGCGAAGATGCGTAAAAATACCGGCGTATCAGACATAGAAAGAACATCCACCTTATATCCAAGTTCGCGGAAACAGTTGGCTTCAATGATGGCTTCATATTTTTCATCAAAGTCTAACTCGAAAAATTGGCCAGCTGCAGGTCGCTTTTTATAGAAGATTCTCACACACCAATATTCAGAACGCATTAAAAACTCCATTAAGACCAAACACGATAAATTACAGTTGTATCATTCATGCGACCATTAGCAGGAGTAGCAGTAGTCTTCAGTTGCTTAAACTGGCGCTCTGCATTAATCCTAGTATCAGTCGCTGGCAAAACATCCTGCGGCTTGCGTAGCTTCTTAGCTATAGACTTTTCTGTGTCGAAGTTGACAAGCGAGCTACCCTTAATCATGAAACCGCCTTCCAGACCATAATAGATAGACATCACCCTCGTCTTGGTATTGAAGGTCAACAGATACTTGGCACCAATCAGCTTAGACGGGTCAATGGATGCAATGCGGAATTCTTCGCTCTGCTTCTGGTATTTAAGGCGCGCGATGATCTTCTCAATCTTCGGCGGCTTCTTGGCGCGAGGCTTGCGAATAACGGCTTTCTTGACAGCCTTCAGCTGCTTGAACTGATTAAACATCTGATTGAGAAGGTCGATAGTATTCTTCACCGACTTCCAGCTCACATTACGATATGCTTCTTCCAGTTGCTTATCTTTCCCCTCTTGCAGTTCTTGCAACTCTTGGAGTAAAGAAGAATACTCGTCCTTCAGTTCATCTAGATGAAATTTTGTAGCCTCCATTTTAACGAGGCTCTTGTAAATGTCTACAGTAATTTTCTCGCCCGCCAAAGAGCGATCGACTAGTTCGTCGATGTACTCGAGCATTTCACTGGGAACTGTTTTGGCTTTCGTGACCCGAACAATTATAATCGGGTTTCCATCTGCGTCGAGTTCAACTCGCTGTTTAGCATCAACGATTGTATCGACTGAATCCTTAATGAAAGAATGATATTTCGAATCAATCACGGAACCATTCGTGTACAGTCGAGCAAGAGAAGCTGCTGTGGGAATTACCTTCCTAACCTTACTTGAGACAAGAGATATAGAATCCTCGTCGTACTCGTTCTTCTTCATATAAGACACAAGCCACTTCTTGGCATTGTCAGGAGTCCACTGGTTGTTAAACCAGTTCAGAGCCCGAACAAACTCGCCAATAGAAGGATTAATGATCACTGGTTCTCCGCCGACAGCATCAAACTGCTTGCGAGGACGCTTTTTCTTTTCAGGAACATTCATGCAGTATTCTCTGTTATTAACTAATATCAATATTCTGAACGTGCTTGCACTGTCTGCGGAATTGGAATCCCGGACAAGTGCAAGTCCACCGACCAGTTTGATTGGTTACGCTATACGTTCCCTTGCTTCCGGGAACTTCGAGGTGGACAATCTTCGCATACTGCGTTATCTTCCTAGATGAGCCAGAAATAATTTCTAGTTCTATGATATTTTGAAGATTTATAATCCGGTGGCCACTGGGCAAATTTGCCGCTAAAGCAAACTCTGTGTTGGAAATGGCATATGGAGATTTGATCACCCTGCCGCGATATTGATTGGTTTTATATTTCTCAGTCGAGAATAGATTGATCTCAGGTATAACGGGTCGTTACCTGAACTTCTGAGTCAACGGTTCGGAATTATGTCAAACACAGTATCTCCTTATAAGTCTATTATACCCTATTTCAGCCAGAAGTAAAATAATAAACCCCCAGCTAAATACCCTTATGAATCAACGACTTACGCCAAACCGGCTAACAAAGGGAAGGAAAATAGAGCATAATTTCGCTACAAAAGAAAATACGGTGTGAAGGCAGATGGTGTGTTCGGACCAGGGACGCTCAGAGCAGCAATGGGTTTCTATAAAATGACGCCGAACCGAGCCGCCCATTTTTTCGGTCAGACTGCGCACGAGACAGGAAATTTCAAGGTGTTCTCAGAAAATCTGAATTATTCAGTAGACGGACTGCTGCGAACGTTCCCGAAGTATTTCAATAAAACCAACGTTGGCGCATACGCAAGAAAACCAGAAATGATAGCTAATCGCGCATACGCGAGTAGAATGGGAAACGGCGACGAGAAATCTGGCGATGGATGGAAGTACAGAGGAAGAGGAGCTCTTCAGCTTACCGGGAAAGATAACTACCGAGCGTTTGCTCAATTTATGAATCGACCAGAAATTTTAGAAAATCCCGATTTAGTTGCGACAGAATACGCTTTTGACTCTGCTATATTTTTCTTCGAGAAGAATAAGCTGTGGTCTATCTGCGACAAAGGAATCAATGATGCGTCTATGTTGGAGTTGACAAGAAAAATAAACGGCGGTACACATGGTCTAGATGACAGAAAAGATAGAACTAAAAGGTATGCCGAGATGCTTGGCATAAAAATCTAATGAAAGAAATTGATGTTGTCTGTCTGAAGCACGGCGAAATATATGATTGGTCTTGGGTAGACAAACTGTATAATGGCGTCTGTCGTTCCTTTACTGCTAAAATCAATTTTCATGTACTGACAGACAAACTCGACCAGTCGCGATCATATAATCAAATATTGTTGCCGGATTTCGGCGAAGTGAGAGCATATGAAAAAAACGCAGGAGCGTGGTGGTACAAGATGTGGTTATTTTCGGAAGAACACCCGCTACAGAAGCAATTCGTTTATTTTGATTTAGATATGGTCTTTACTGGAAACTGCGACTTTATATTGGATTGCCCAGAAAATAAACTGGGCACGATTTTAGAATGGCAGATGCATCTTTCCAGCACGTCTAGATACATGATCAATTCTAGCTTGTTAGTAATGAATCCTGTATACCACCGATATATCTGGAACAAGTATAAAACAAATCGAAAACGCGCACAAGAAATGTTTCACGGAGATCAAGACTTTATTTCGGACATTGTCGATAAGTCTACGGTATATCCGTTTGACAACAGAACCAAAATAGTCAGCTATGCTTATTCCATGAAACATGGTGGCATCGCAGCTATGAAAGCAAAAGCTGTGTCTAGATCTAAAGCCATCAACAAAATTATCTACAACAATCCAGAAGTCGATTATATTCTGCCAGAAGATGCAAGGATAGTAGTGTGTAATGGATACAAATACAAGCCGAGTTCTTTGTCAGAATTGAAGTTTATCAAAGAACACTGGACTTAGGACTTCAATACAATATATTTTGATTGCTGTTTCTCAGCCTTCAACTTCTCAAGCAGAGTCTGCCATTGCGCAGCTCTCCTTGTCCAATTAAAGCGAATGTCGGCATAGTTCTTTACAAACTCAAGTTCGTCGAGGTGCGCCGCAGATCTTACGTCTTCAATAGCCTTTTCGAGAACAGAAAAATGTTTACTCGCGTGAGAATTCGCATTTTCATCCCAACCATAGATTCTGGTCATTCCTCCGCAAGTGTCGTACAACGCCCCGTAGTTGGGGTGAACACATAGCACTCTCGCGCTCATAGCTTCCATTAAAGAAATACAAGAAGATTCAATCCAGATGCTCGGATACGCGAAGATGTCAGCATTCTGAAGAGCCTCGCGAATCTGTGCATTTGGCACAGAGCCATGATAGTTAATCTTCGGATGATTCTTGCAACGCTCGAACAACTCTTGATACTGAGCGTCGCGCTCACCCCAGCCATAAATCTTGAACGAAGAATAGACGTCCAACTGAATGTTGTCGTGTTTCTCGCATAACTTCTCGAAGACTGGAACTAGGAGTTCCAAGCCACGATGTGGTGTAGTGTGATAGATGATGCGAACGATATCATCTTCTTTCGACGGCTTTCTTTTGTATTCAATCGGCTCGATCGCGTTCTCCAAAACAGTAGAACGTGAATAAGGGACGCCGAGGTATTTGTTGAACATATCCATCTGCCAGTTTGAGTTGAACACGAACTGGTCAAACTGTTGCCATGTTTCTTTTAGATGCGTGGCTGCGGGATCCCAAGGCAAATCCTGGTGCCAATAAACTTTAATTTTATTTGGATCAAGTTCTTCGTGAACTCGCGAGATGAATATCTGAAACCCGTCAAGTAGTCCCTCTGGCATGCGCGAAGCAAGCGCATACTTCATCAACTCGGTTCCGCCCATTGCGTTTGGTGCCATCTTATCCTTGGCGAATGCCATTGCTCTGCCTCCATTCTGTAATCCAATCAACAACATTAATAGTAGTGGACCAACCAGGAACATTTGGTTCTTTGCAAACCACATATGGCACTTCATATGATCGTGGCTTGGCATGGTAATACTTGTGTCTAAACGCCAAGACTATTTCCATTATTTGTGTGACCTTTCCCGTGCCGATATGATATACCTTACCTTCGCTCGGCAGATTTCCGATTATGTGAAGTGCCTGAACGGTGTCTTGGATATAAGTGAAATCTCGCATCTGAGCGCCAGTGCCATAGACTGTCAGCATTTCTCCTGTTTCTACACAGTTCATAAACTTACGAACAATCGTCGTATAGTCGCCTAGCAAATTTTCTCTGTCTGAACCAAACACGTTGTAGAATTTAACAACGTCGAAGTTAAGATTGAAGTGTGTCTTGTAAAGCTGAAGAAGTTCGTCGCAAACAACTTTAGAGAAAGTGTATGGGTTATTAAACCTATCAGCAAATTCCGTAGTAGAAGAAGAAGCGAAAATCAATTTAGCCTTTGGGTTTTTGCGTTTGATATATTCGCAAATACCGACAGTGGTATTGTAGTTATTAAGAAGCGTATCCTGGCAGTATTCGAAAGAACGAGCGATACGGGCGCTGTTGGCAAAATGAAAAATTATGTCGTATTCTACGTTTCTGTCTTTTTTAAAGAACTCTTCGACTGTTTCAATATGAGTCACAGCATGCATATTGATATTTTCTATTCTTCCCGTAGAAAGATCGTCAACCACAGTAACATGATTATTCTTCACCAGTGAATCTACGAGATGTGAACCAACGAAGCCAAGTCCGCCCGTCACCAATATCTTTCTATTGCGAATTTCGTTATGCATATATTATTCTACCAGCAGAGTCTGCTCAGGCAAATAATTTTGCTTGATGCTATTCCAATTTTTAACCATGTCGTCATATCCGCCTATCAGCTTTCCGTCAATTTAAAATTTGCGGAACAGTGCGTCGCTAGTGGAGCCGCTTCTAGCAATTCTTACGCGGCTTGCATTGACGCCGATCACCCTTTCCTCAAAGGCATAACCTTTGGAAGAAAGGAACTGCTTTGCGGATACGCAATAAGGACAATTCGGCTTGCTGTATATAATTATGTTTCTCATTGTTGTTTTCCTTTGAACCGTTCGATGTTATTCATAAACACCTCCAGATTGCCAATGTAGGTGCCATTTTCAGTGAACTGCGGCAAATCTGGTTTGCCGAGGGCGTTCATCAATTCTTCCGTCGTGAAATCAACTCCCAGACGTTTATCAATAAACGGTATTCCGTTTTCCTTTAATATTTCTTTAGCAATATAGCAAGTAGGGCAGCCATCCCAAGTCCAAATCGTGATCATCTCAGCGTAGCTCCTGGCCTGTATTCTTTAATTAGTTTCTCGGAAACTTCTTTTGGCAGAGTGCTATTCATGGGGTGAATTTTCATTTTACCGCCAGAAGATTCAATCATCTCAATTATATATTTCTTCTCTTGCTCGGCGCCATGCGGATTATGTTCGTTATTGTCTACCGGGACGGGAATGTGCCAGCTGTATATCTGTTTATTCTTTCCGTCAAGTTGAAACTTTACAACGGAATCGAAGAAGTCAAACCCCACGAAATCAAGTGACGATTGCGTATTGATGATTTCGTCGAAATACAATGCACACAAAACACCCTGGGATATTCTGGGCGATGCCTTCCAATCAGACTTATTCACTTTGCCATATATTTTTGATATTAAATGTTTATGGGTGTCAGAGTCGCCCATGACAAAATAGTCTTTGTAGATTTGAAACTGTTTAGTTGCCATACATGATGGAAACGACAAGCTGGCACTGGCAGGATTATATAAACTAATTTGTGTATAATTGAAAACTTTGAACTTAGCTTTCTTCCAAGAACGAAACATACTCGCGCGAAGTCCGCCAAAAAACCAAACAATCCGTTTTGCTTCCGATGTATTTTCTGTTTTCTTCGGTAGGAACTCCCTTTCCGAAACGGACTACGACGTCGTACTGATCAATCATGTCACCATACGAATGATTGAAAAGGGAAGCAGCGTTACCTACAAGTAAAACTTTCTTCCCTTCGCAATATCTTTTCAATTTTTCGGTAGAACGATCGTTTAACTCAGCGTTGAACATACTTTATAAACTCTTCTGAGAATTGGCAATTCTCGTAGCCGGGATGCAAAGGAGTTCCATCAGTGAAATGAATAACTTTGGGATTCTCGATGTCGTTATAGTAGCCAACAAGATAGTTATACGTCTTGTCATATTCACCAATCGAAAAATCAGCCGCCCACTCCATACCGTGTAGATATGAAGCTGCTGCCATAGAAACTGTGGCTGGTGTCAGACGCATTGTCTCTGGGTGTTCGCAATTGAACATCATCAGAGATGACCAATTCTTTCGCGGATACCACACCTGCTTCTTTCCGTCCATCTTGAATTCTGTCAGGCGCTCGGGAGAAATGTCATGCTTAACAACCGTCACCGCATCGGTGTAGCTCGTTTGTTCTAGCAACTCTCTCGGAGAACAACGCCAGATAAAGTCAGAGTCACAGAACAGAGCATAGCCATAGTATCCTTTCAGATACGGGACAAGAAATCGCGTGAATGAGAACTCTGTTGACTCAAACTGATGGTCTTTTCTCCAATATAGTTCTCTATCGATCAAAACCCACTTGTTCACAAATTCAACTTCGAGGTCCGGATCATGTGCAAGAATAGAATTTCTACACGCGTGCGCAGCTTCTGGCTGCGCACTGTCATATCCCACGAATACCTTGAAGTCGTTTTTCATTTTCTCTTGCCGATGAGCGTGTCTATTTGCGGGTCGCGAGCGTCGTCAGTGTGAATTAAAACATAATTTCTCTTGCAGCACTTCTCAATTTTTTGCTTCCACCATTCTAATGACTCTATGGTACAATGAAGATTCTCGCCGTCTTCAAAAAGATTTGAATGCCTTGTTTCCTGAGATAGAAAAAAGTATCACACCGTCTGGTTCACAAAAAGAAGCAATGTCAGTAAGAACAGTTTCTACGTCCTCAGCGGGGACATGTTCCATTACATCCGCGCAGCCAACTACGTCAAACTTCCAGCCAGCCGGCGGCTTCTTAGCAAAAGGCGGATAACATGGGTCATACAAATAAATGCTCTGTATCTGATCTGGCATAAAACCCAGCAGACCATTCTTATATGATTCATAAGGGCGCCACGGCATCGTGCCTTTTCCGCAGCCATAATCCAGCAGAGTAATAGACCTGCCTTTTTCTTGTGCTATTGTTTTGAGGTGTTTGGGAAACTTACGAAGAAATTGAATTCCAGTAAACAGTTCTTTTGTTTCATCAACTTTTATTAACTTGCCTGTCTCAGAAGCTCTGAAGTCATCTGTTCCGAGATGCAAACCTTCGTATCGCTTGATGTATTCTTGCAATCTTGACATTAGTATTTTCCTTTGGTCTTGAACCAATCTCCCTTCAAATGAAAGGAGCCGCAATTACTTATATTCTCGTTGCGGTAGATTTCTTTGCCGCAACTCGGACATAGTTGCGGCTTATCGGAGTCTGACATCTTTACAAACAGATCAACAGTTCCGTGTTCTTCGCATGTATATTCGTAAATTGCCATATCAAAAAGGTATATCTTCGTATTCAAAAATACCGCAATCTCGAAGCTGCATTACTTCCATCAGAATATCTGACACCGGATCATGTTTTGAAAATTCCGGGATAAGTTTTTCTGCTCGTTCCCAGGCGTCGTTGGTGTAGCCATTTAGCTTATCTGGAAACGCAGTCAAGTCAATTGCAGTTCGCAGGTCGCGAATCTTCCACCAATAAATCGGAAACTGTTTTTGCGCAATTCCAATTTGCTTAAACATAGAATCTAGCACCATCACATCAAGAGTTCCGCGCTGCCATGCCCAATCTTTATCCTTAGAATAACCCTTCTCTGTCAACCACGAAGATAAATCAGTATAGAACTGCTCTACGGTCAAATCAGATTCGGTTGGCGCCAGAATTTTCTTTAGCTCGGGAGCAAACGACAGCTGCCCCTTCCACCATTCTAGGGTATCGGGATCACTAATTCTGCCTCGAGACTTCTGATCAGCAACACTAATCTTAAACGTCTTGACCTCTTTACGCAAAGAGGACAAAGAATCAGTAGAGTGCTTCTTTAGGTCATATACAAGAAAAGAAGCAGCCAGACATATGCTGCTAGAATCAGTTCCCAGAGTTTCGATGTCAAAAATCAGCTGCTTCATTTCAGCCAACTTTGTCTACGATAGCAACAATGTGTTCTTCGTCAACGAAGGAATATTCCTTACCTTCAATCTTCACGGGAAACGCTTTCGTCCAATTAACGAAAACAACATAACCAGGCTTGACCATAGAAACACCCGGGCCAACTTCAATAATAGTCGCAGTTCTAGAATCAACCAAACTGGAGCCACTGATAATCAGACCACTGCTTGTGGTTGCCTCTTGTTCGTTAGCTCTCAAAAGAATCTGTTTGTTCAACGGATAAATCTTCATTTTCTACCTCGATAGTATTATAGTTACAGTAGTCGCAAAATGTTCCGCGCAGAATATATCCTCTGTCGCTGTTAACATTGACGACTCTCATTTTATGTTTCCCAAACAAACACAGGATACGACCAACTAACCGTTTCATTTATTCCTCTGTTGCGGTTTCTTGCTTTAGCCTACCGCGATTTTTCCTAACATACTCATAAGTTTGGGTGGCTTCGACCCAGATACGATTAATGTGACGGTATCTGCTGGGGCTATTTAGTTTGGCATTAGCCATAGCCTGCTTGAACATCTTTGATACCTTCATACTATTTCCTCTTAGTTTNAANGTGGCACCATGCCACTCCGTATATTGTATATGAATATACTCAATTAGGTAAAGTAATGACCCGAGCCTATTGCTGACTCGGGTCATGAGTGGTGGTGACAGTAGGCTTCGATCCTACGACAATCTCCGTATGAAGGAGGTCGCTCTACCAACTGAGCTATGTCACCTTATGCGATTTTGAGTTCTTTCAGTCTGTCAGCGCAGTGCGATGCAGCCCAAGCCTGTGGCTTAACCATAGGAATAACATTACACATGCCTCTGATATATCCGATTGCTTCATTCACGACACAAGACGAACCGTACATCTGGTTCGGGTTGATGTCAAGGTGAATATCGCAATCAAAATCCTCGCCCATTACATCTGCCAGAGAAAGATACAGTTCAGCCGCCTTCATTACTTCTGTCATCAGGCGCATTCTTGGCTTGCCCTGATTGTGGTCGTAGACACGCTCTCTTTCTACCTGACCGAACACTTTACAACCATGTCTGCCGCCGATATGAACAACAGCCACAGTAGCATAGTCAGCATACCAGTCTTTTCCTAAAGGTATCTTCTCGGAGTCACAGCCGATATAAACCTTAGAGCCTGGATTCGCTTCTATGAAGGCTTTTACTTCTTGTGGGTTGATTTTAGTTCTACGGTCAAACATATTTCACTTCCTATTTTTGGGAGCAAGGGATGGAATTGCACCACCGTCCGCATAGGTTATGAGCCTAGCAATCTGCTACTGATATACCTTGCTATTGGATAGCTGTGGTGACACGTAACCACCACTCCGCGCAGGGTCTTACGTTCCCTGCGATTACGCCATCTTTAATAAAGCAGTGATGGCTGCTTTTTGGTACCTCGGGCGGGAGTCGAACCCGCAAAACTCTGATTTTGAGTCAGATACGTATGCCAATTCCGTCACCGAGGCATTAAAACTGGTACGAGCGGTGGGACTCGAACCCACAGATTATGGGTTTTAAGCCCACTGCCTATACCAATTCGGCTACGCTCGCAAATTATTCCTGCTTACCTACCTACAGGGTTCTCATATCGCTAGAACGGCTTCAGAAGCAAGATTGCTCTGGGATTGTCGCGCTCCCATCTTAGACGCAAGGGAGAAGCGTACACGGAGCACGATTCGAAACTTAGCCGAGGTCGAAGCTCGGTGCAGCCTTTTAAGGCATCTCTCCGTATTTGGTGGTTCCTGCTGGGTTCGAACCAGCGACCGCTTCCATGTCAAGGAAGTATTCTACCACTGAAATAAGGAACCAATCTGGTGCTCTCGAAAGGAATCGAACCTTTATCCGTTGATTACGAAACAACCGTTCTACCATTTAACTACGAGAGCAAATGTTGGTACTCGGTGAGGGATTCGAACCCCCGACCCTCTCCGTGTAAAGGAGACGCGCTACCACTGCGCTAACCGAGCATTTGGAGTCCCGAGCCAGATTCGAACTGGCGCCTCAAGGATTTGCAATCCCGCGCATTACCGTTTTGCTATCGGAACATATTTGGCGCGCTCGGAGGGAGTCGAACCCCCAACCTAGTGGGTAGAAGCCACTTGCTCTATCCAATTGAGCTACAAGCGCATTATACTTTGGTGCTCTGAGTGAGAATCGAACTCACGATTTCTTCCTTACCAAGGAAGTGCCTTACCGCTTGGCCACCAGAGCGGTATTTGGTGGTCGCGCAAGGATTCGAACCTTGTCGAGAACGCTAATCTGGCGCTGAAAGGTTTATAAGACCTCCCTGTGTACCAACACCCGCGACCTATTTGGTGGGTCCACCAGGACTTGAACCTGGACTCTACCGATTATGAGTCGGCAGCTTTAACCAATTAAGCTATAGACCCTGATTTGGAGGAGAGCAGTGGTATCGATCCACAACCTGTTTAACAGGTCGAGCTTCTTAGCAGGAAGTCCCAGAACCTATCTGGTTTACTCTCCAAATATTACTGCATCACATCTTCTTCAGCAAAGTCTTCTGCTTGCTGTAGATCAGTAAAAGTCAACAGGCTCTCTTCCGTCTAGAAAAACGACAACATACTTCCAACCATCCACGTTATGTTCAAACCCATACACGGAAGAAACATGAATGTCATTTTCATTGTAGTAAGACGAAATATGCGTTCCTGTTTCTAAGATTGATGCGATAGTATTGCTGTCTGCGTTATCGGTGTTAACAGGTCCCAGGTACATAATTATTCCTTGTTGGAGCAGGATATCGGATTCGAACCGATGACAGCTTCGTTGGCAACGAAGAATTCTACCACTGAATTAATCCTGCGTATTTCTTATCTAATTCTATTGTAGCAACGACGAGCAACGTAGGCTCTGCCATAACTATCATAGGCTACATTATCGTAACAAGTCCTTGTATATCGAGGACCATACGAAGGGTGGTACTGGCTGTGCCTCTGTCGGTCTGCCTGGTCAACAATTATAGCGCCGACAATCATTCCGCCCACCAAATACTTCCATTCATCTTTGTCGCTGCGGCGGCGTTCGTGGTGGCGATTACGATAATCATGACGATAGTCTCGACGGTCATATCGGTCGTGACGTTCGTAGCGATGTTCGGAACCAGCGCGAACAGAATCGCGCGCTGAAACATCAGAAGCCGACAAAGCAACTGTTGCTATTAAAACTGCGGTTAGCAAACTCTTAATCATGCGAACTCCTTTATTGTTGTTCTGTGTCGCACTACTCTAATGATTAAGACAGACCAGTCGCTACTCTGGCTTGCTGTTGTTTTACTTCGACCAGTCTACCGAAGGATTCCCTTGTCGGGTTGCGTGTTCAGCTTACCACGCCGCTGTCTTAAATTGGTCGGACATGTAGGACTCGAACCTACGACCCTCTGCTCCCAAAGCAGATGCGCTACCAGACTGCGCTAATGTCCGAATTGTAATTGGCGGGTTAGGTAGGACTCGAACCCACAACTTGCGACTTTGGAGGACGCTGCTCTGCCAATTGAACTACTAACCCACAGATACACTTAACTGTTTAAGATTGCCGCTAATACGACAACCTATTTGGTGCGGTCGGAGAGACTCGAACTCTCACACCTTGCGATACTGGTACCTAAAACCAGGGCGTCTACCAATTCCGCCACGACCGCGTTTTTGGTGGAGCATGTCGGACTCGAACCGACCACATCCAGCTTGCAAAGCTGGCGCTCTCCCAGATGAGCTAATGCCCCAATTCTAACTTGGTGCCCTAATACAGAATCGAACTGTACTCTCCAGATTACAAAACTGGTGCATCACCACAATGCTTTAAGGGCGTTTACATATTCTTCTGTAATTTCGTCTTTAGAAACAACAAGAAGTTTAACGCTATTTTGTGTTCTAACAGCATTTATTTTAGAAGCATCTTTTCTGATAAGATAATCATTTTTGGTATCCAAATATATGGATCCAATCTTGAAATCTGGATAATAACGATGGTGTTCACCGTTATCGTCAACCCATGACAAAGGGTCTGGTCTAGACCATTCAATGTCGAGTCTTTCTAGTATCTCAGCCATCCTAGTTTCGTAGGAAGATTGAAGATATACTGCCTCGCCATTCTTCTTAACAAAATATATCTTATTCTTCGAAGTGTGTCCGCCAAGATTTTTGCTTTTCGCTATGTCTGAAAGTTTCTTGCGTCTCTCGTCAGACCATTTTTGGTGCACAGCAGCTTTAGATAACTTCATTCTTGTTGCTGATGAATGTTTCGTTCCTGGATTCTTGATAAATTGGTTGCTGCCTTTTTTACCCAGCATTCCATTAACGCGAAACTTTCTGTTCGGGTTAGCCGAGCAATATATTTCGTGCTGCGAAAGCCCTCTTCTATTTTTGCGTTCGTTGCTACAGTACTGACAATGCATATTAATCCTAAGCAGTTATTCTACTTATTTATAATACCAAAAACAGTTGCTCTACCAACTGAGCTAAACCAGCGAAATTTGGAGCGGAAGACGAGACTCGAACTCGCAACAATCTGCTTGGAAGGCAGGGACTCTACCAATTGAGTTACTTCCGCGTAAGAACAAATAAGAGTGTTCTATTATCTACAGGACACTATTATTTAGTCTCAATTTACAAGGTTGGCGGAGATGGTTACACGGTGCACCGTGCCATTACGTCACTTGAATCGCACAAACTCTAGCGAACCAACCTCGTTATATCTGCTTTGTTACTTGGCAAACTTAGTCGTGCACCAACCTCGTATGTTGAATAACACCTACGGTAGCATCGCCGCTGATAGCATACGCAGAAAGGTCAGCTATCTGTCCAGACGTCTCTCGACGTTTCGTCCATTTAGCCCTGGACTCATCAGTGAGCGGGCTTGGTGGGTTGAGATTACACCCATCAGCGTTGATACATTCGAGCGGATTATTTCCCATTGCAGGGTATTCCCGTCTTATCCACTATAACCACATCTTTCGATGGCGATATAGTTTATCAACATGGCAGCCTAGATTAGAGTGGTGGCGTTTCCACTGTCGTAGCAAGCTATTCGACGGTTCTCATTCAGCCTGCCTTGCGAGCAGTTAAGGGTTCGACCCCATACTTGCAGTTTCCCATCAACACCAGTCCACCTTGCGAGTTTCTTGGTGACTTCATTCGACCGAAGTCGTGAAGCATTATGCCATTTTCACTTACTACCGAGTCTGACTTTGCGTTTATTCTTAGGCGGGATTTGAACCCGCATACGACAGTTTACAAGACTGTTGCTTATCCATTAAGCTACAAAGTTAGTGCCACTAAGGTCGAGCAGACTCGTGGTTCCATTGCCTTTTGAGCGACAGAATACCACCCGACCTTCTCTTGCGTTTCGCCCGCTAAGGCTACATTTTTGCAAGCATGTTTTGCGAATCCTCTCGAACCCACTAACATTGCGTTCGCGCCCTTGTCCGCTAAGACTTAAACCTCGAACACTACCGTTTTGACGTCGTTGCGACTGTTGGATTGTGACCTACTCTGACTCCCGTCAGCTTCAACACTCACCGAGCGGCTCTGTGTTGGATTCGGTCAACCAGTCGTTCTCAACTTATTCCCACCATCACTTAGGCGAGACCAGTGCATTCCGCACTGCGAGGAGACGGCTTGTATAGTGGAACCATTCCTGGCGGACAGCCTATGTGGCGATTGTCCTTTTAGCACGTTGCCGTACCTTATTCCTGACGCCGAAGACTTTCGTCTTCAACGTTGCTATACCAGACGCTTTCGCGTTTCGTTCAGTAGCAAGCTGAACTCATCAGTGGTAATCTTTACTACCAGGATAGTATACTACGGAAATCCTAGGAAGTAAAATAATTATTTTGGGGTGGCTGGATGGTTCCGACCCACCTTCTCCACTTTCACAGAGTGGAATACTAGCCATTGTACTACAGCCACCGACGCGCTCCACGTGCTTCATCACAGCACTACGAGAGCCACGTTTCGTCCTTTCGGACTCGTCAGGATGGCAGAGGTGGTAGGATTCGAACCTACGCATGCGAGAGTCAAAGTCTCGTGCCTTAACCAGCTTGGCGACACCCCTATATTTGGCGGGCTAGGTTGGGAACGATCCAACTTCAACAGATTAACAGTCTGTTGCATCACCTTAATGCTTCAAGCCCATATTTGGTGGAACGGGTGGGGCTCGAACCCACGACCAAGAGATTAAAAGTCTCCTGCTCTACCAACTGAGCTACCGTTCCTAATTTTTGGCGGGACGTATGGGTTTCGAACCCATCTATATCCTACGTGACAGGCAGGCAACCACACCAAGCAGTCTCACGTCCCTTTGTTTCTTGGTTGCTTCGACAAGAATCGAACTTGTGTCTATCGGTTATCAGCCGATTGCTCTACCGTTGAGCTACGAAGCAGTCGTATGGCGGAAGCGGTGAGATTTGAACTCACGAACGGGACAAACCGTTGCTAGTTTTCAAGACTAGTGCAATAAACCAGGCTCTGCCACACTTCCGTTGTTTGGTACACCCTGCGGGAATCGAACCCGCCTTTGAACCTTGAAAGGGTCCCGTCCTAACCGATAGACGAAGGGTGCATCGAATCTAATTTGGCGCCCCTAAGAGGAATCTAACCTCTCTATGTTCGGCTTCAAATCCGACTCATAACACAGTCCAGGGCATTATTTGGTGGGACATGTAGGTCTCGAACCTACGACAAACTGGTTAAGAGCCAGCTACTCTACCAACTGAGTTAATGACCCGAAACTTGGCGCGCTCGGAGGAAGTCGAATCCCCAACCTACAAGTTCGTAGCCTGTTGCTCTCTCCAGTTGAGCTACGAGCGCGTTGTTCTTGGTGCCACGGGACGGAATTGAACCGCCGACACAGGGATTTTCAGTCCCTTGCTCTACCAACTGAGCTACCGAGGCGAAATTTGGTGAGTGTGGATGGATTCGAACCACCGATTGCCCTTGTGAGACTCCAGATTTACAGTCTGGTGGCTTAGACCGCTAGCCGTAACACACTCGTTGTTTGCGTTTTTATGAGGAACGCAGAAAACCTTGCTATCGTCATCGCGACGAATCACTTGCTACCATTGCAGCAGCGTGGCGGCTGATTCGACAACCGCCTTATTTTAGTGGAGCGAACATCAGAAGACTTAACACCGCGCTCCACTCAACTTACAAGGGATATTATACGCTCTTTTTCAGGGAAATAAAAGATTTATTTCTTTTAAAATCAACGATTTACGCAGGCATAAAAAAACCCTTGAAAATCAAGGGTTTATAAAAGTATTAGAATCAATGACTTACGATTCAGCTTTTACAGACCCTTCCACCTCTTGCGTCGAGCATAAACACACCTGCATTATATCCGCGTGTGCGCTCGACCGACCAAATATTGGCTGGTTGAGGCAAGCAGGATTTTTTATGATTGGTGTGTTGCAT